ATAGGAAGTCTTTGCTGATATATTATTTAATATACTATTATTAGAAACTATTAAATTATCTATTGTAGAATTGTCAAAATAGGAAGTCGTAGCTGATATATTATTTAATATACTATTATTAGAAACTGTTAAATTATCTATTGTAGAATTGTCAAAATAGGAAGTCTTTGCTGATATATTATTTAATATACTATTATTAGAAACTATTAAATTATCTATTGTAGAATTGTCAAAATAGGAAGTCGTAGCTGATATATTATTTAATATACTATTGGTAGAAACTGTTAAATTATCTATTGTGGATGTTTTAATAAATGAAGTCCCGACCGATATATTATTTAATATACTATTATTAGAAACTGTTAAATTATCTATTGTAGAATTGTCAAAATAGGAAGTCTTTGCTGATATATTATTTAATATACTATTATTAGAAACTATTAAATTATCTATTGTAGAATTGTCAAAATAGGAAGTCGTAGCTGATATATTATTTAATATACTATTGGTAGAAACTGTTAAATTATCTATTGTGGATGTTTTAATAAATGAAGTCCCGACCGATATATTATTTAATATACTATTATTAGAAACTGTTAAATTATCTATTGTGGATGTTTTAATAAATGAAGTCCCGACCGATATATTATTTAATATACTATTATTAGAAACTGTTAAATTATCTATTGTAGATGTTTTAATAAATGAAGTCGTAGCTGATATATTATTTAATATACTATTATTAGAAACTGTTAAATTATCTATTGTAGATGTTTTAATAAATGAAGTCGTAGCTGATACATTATTTAATATACTATTGTTAGAAACTGTTAAATTATCTATTGTGGATGTTTTAATAAATGAAGTAGTAGCTGATATATTATTTAATATACTATTATTAGAAACTGTTAAATTATCTATTGTAGATGTTTTAATAAATGAAGTCGTAGCTGATACATTATTTAATATACTATTATTAGAAACTGTTAAATTATCTATTGTGGATGTTTTAATAAATGAAGTAGTGGCTGATACATTATTTAATATACTATTGTTAGAAACTGTTAAATTATCTATTGTAGATGTTTTAATAAATGAAGTCCCGACCGATACATTATTTAATATACTATTGGTAGAAACTGTTAAATTATCTATTGTAGATGTTTTAATAAATGAAGCCGTTGCTGATATATTATTTAATATACTATTGGTAGAAACTGTTAAATTATCTATTGTAGATGTTTTAATAAATGAAGTCGTTGCTGATATATTATTTAATATACTATTGGTAGAAACTGTTAAATTATCTATTGTAGATGTTTTAATAAATGAAGTCGTAGCTGATACATTATTTAATATACTATTATTAGAAACTGTTAAATTATCTATTGTGGATGTTTTAATAAATGAAGTAGTGGCTGATACATTATTTAATATACTATTGTTAGAAACTGTTAAATTATCTATTGTAGATGTTTTAATAAATGAAGTCCCGACCGATACATTATTTAATATACTATTGGTAGAAACTGTTAAATTATCTATTGTAGATGTTTTAATAAATGAAGCCGTTGCTGATATATTATTTAATATACTATTGGTAGAAACTGTTAAATTATCTATTGTAGATGTTTTAATAAATGAAGTCGTTGCTGATATATTATTTAATATACTATTGGTAGAAACTGTTAAATTTTCCATTGCCGAAGTTTCTATAAATGATGTGCTAACATATACATTATTTAATATAGCTGTATCCGCGTGTAATTTACTTGATACTGTTAATGAATTGTTTAATAACAAATCATCTTTTATTATAATATAATCAATTCCGGTATTAGTTATTTTAAAATCATATAATGCTATTTTTAATTCCACGTTATTTATAGAATTAGTATATTTAGTACTTAACCAAATATTAATTCTAGTATTTTTTGGAATATATGAAAAAGATATCTTAGTATAATTATCAAATACTTCAAAATTATTTGTATATAGCATATTAATATTATCAGAATATGGTTCATTTACAGATATAGCTAATTTAATATTATTGATTATATCATATGTTTTACACATAAAACTAATATATATATTTTTATTAATATACGAAGATACATCGATTGACTGTAACAACAATCCGTATGTAGAAAAAATATTATAATCAAATAGCTTTAATATTTGTACTTCTTTATTAATATTATTATCATATTCATTATAAAATTCTCCTTTTATACTTTTCCATTGAATATTATTCGTAGGTAATATTATATAATCTGGATATAATATTGAATTTATAACGTTATTGTTATTATTATCATCTATATTAATATTATTGCGCAATAGATCTATAATATTTCCGTAATTATTAATATATATTTCATCAGCTACTAATTTTGATGTTTGTATAGAATTACTATTAATAATATTACCTTGTATAGTATTATTAAATTGACTAATACTTGATTTGTTCTGTATAAATATATTATTTAAATATGTATTTTTAGATACATAAAAATCATTACACTCAATTACAAAAGCACTTAATTTACTACCTATATTAATTGAAGATAATGTCGTAATTGAACCATTAACAACTAATTTATTATTACATGTTACATCACCAACTAATATCGATTTATTAGAAATAATTAAATTATCATCAATATCTGATATTACCATAGTTCCAGCTACTCCTAAAGGGGGCTTAACTAGAAATTTTTCTCCTGTTGAATTTGTTTTTATATAACCATCGGAATCATTATTATTTTTTATAATAATACCGCAATTGATTCCATTATCAATAATATTATTATTTAAAATATTGAGTTCAATAAATTTAGTAATATTATTATTAATACCATTAAAATTAAGTATAGTATCCAAACCACCTATATTAATTATTGAGCTATCTATTCCTATATTTATTATATTACTACTAATATCGATAATTTCGTTTGAGTATAGTTTATTTGTAAGAATTTTTTCACTAATAATATTTTTAGAATTTAAATAATCGATCTCACAATTCCCTAAAATACTCATATTACCATTAATTTCTACATTTGTAAGGTTTACATCTTTTAAAATATTAATTTTATCGATATATATTTCCATACATTTTATTGAATTTATTTTTACATTTAATGAATTATCATTATCATCTAAATATATACTTGAATCTAATATGTTTTTTTGTAAATTCATTTTAGATATATCTCCTGGAAATAAACTCATATAATTAAATTCAGATGGTTTTAAATTTATTACATCTATTAACGATAATATATTATTATTATTATTCATATATACATATATAAATAATAATATTTATAATAAAAAATTGAATATAAACTTATATAAGAATATAAATAAATATATATTTATAAATATAAATGTGTGATGAAAAATTTGGATTAATAATAACATTGTATTATCCTAATAAAACAACAAATGTTACATTTCATAATTTGACAAAAGATGAATGTTATGAAAAATTAATTTTATATATTGCTGAAAATATCAATTTATTTTGTAAAAATAAAGATTTATCACTAGATTATAATGAATTTAATTATATTTGGTTTGATGATAATACAGAATATGAATTTTTTTCATATTCTATGTATAATCATATTAACGGATGGGAAACACCATGGGAAAATATTGATGTTTTTCCCGAAATCATAAATAAAACAAATGAACAGGATATATATAACAATAATATTAACATGGAATCAGAAGATTCGGAAGATTCTGAAATATCTCCAGTAAATAATGGTATTAAAAAAAATATTAGTTTCGTAATGTAAAAATAATGTTAAACATATATAATTATTAATAATTATATATGTTTAAATTTGTTGTTATTGTAGAATCTCCTGGTAAAATAAAAAAAATACAAGAATATTTAGGAGACGATTATATAGTAAAAGCTTCATGTGGTCACATCAGAGATCTTGACAAAAAATCAATGTCAGTTGATATTAATAATAATTTTAAACCAATATATACAATTAATAAAGATAAAACAAAAATTATTAATGATTTTAAAAAATTAATTAAACAAAATAAAGAAATAATAATAGCTTCAGATAATGATAGAGAAGGAGAATCTATAGCATTTTCTTTAAAAGAAGTATTAGGTCTAGATAACCCAAAAAGGATTATATTTAATGAAATAACAAGTCAATCAATTAACTATGCAATAAATAATCCCATAACCATCGATTATAATTTGGTTTATGCGCAAAGAGCTAGACGTATATTAGATAGATTGATAGGGTATAAAATTAGTCCATTGTTATGGAATTTATCAAAAAATGCAAAATCAACGGGAAGAGTACAATCAGTGGTTTTAAAAACAATAATTGATAAAGAAAATGAAATAACCGATTTTGATACAAATCAAATATATTATAATATATCTACGGAATTCGAATCAGATAACAATAATAAGTTGACCGGAACATTAATAAATAATTTTACGAACGATGAGGAACTTTATTTATTTTTAAATAAAATAAATAAAGAAACTACATTTATTATATCACATACACGAAATAAAAAAATTAATAAAAATCCTAGAATTCCATTTATTACATCAACTTTGTTGCAATATTCTTGTTCAGAATTAAAATATAATATTAAAAAAACTATGTTTATATCCCAAAAATTATTTGAAAAAGGATATATTACATATATGCGAACAGATTCGCATCATATTAATAAAAATACCACTGAATTAATAAATGAATATATAATAAACAAATTTGGTAAGGTATATAGTAATCCAAAAATATTTAATTGTTATAATCAAACAGCGCATGAATGTATTAGACCAACTAATATTTTATTAGAAAAATTACCGGTTCATTTATCCATTGAAGAAAAAAAATTATATAAATTGATATGGGATAGAACAATTGAATCCCAAATGTCAAATACAATAATAAATACAAAGATATTATATATTGATTTTCTAAATGATTTAAAATCAATATTAATATTTAATGAAAATAAAAAATACGTTGAAATAACTATTGAAAATATAGAATTTTTGGGATATCTTGTTTTATATAATAAAATTATAAATGATCGTGTTGATATTAATGAAATAAGTTTTAAAAAAATTAATATTGAAACCATGTATCGATCACCCCCGGATAGATATAATGAATCATTGTTAATTAAATTTCTAGAGAAGAATAATATAGGGCGACCGTCAACATATGAATCAATAATAGATAAAATATTAGAAAGAAAATATATTATCGAAACGGATATTATCGGTATTAGTAAAAAAGCAAAATGCATGACCCTAGATACTAATTTTAATTTAATAGAATATTATAATGATAAAATAATAAATTCAGAAAATAAAAAATTTATCCCTACTGATTTAGGTAAAATAATAAATAATTTCATGACTAATAATTTTAATTCCATTATTAATATAGAATTTACTAAAAAGTGTGAAGAATATTTTGATTCTATTGCAAAAGGCGAAATACAATGGGATAATGTAGTTAATATTATATATGATACTTTTAATAAAATAATAGAAAAGATAAATACAGAAACATCTACTGATTTATTATTAGGAAATGTTGATGGAAATGATATATTTAAAGGATGTGGTAAATATGGACCTTATGTCAAAATTTTAGTAAAAAATAAATGGAAATATAAATCAATAAAGTATAATAAAGAAATTTCTTTAGAAACAGCATATGATTTACTAAAATAAATAATAAAAAAAATTGAATATATTTTTATTAAAATATATTATAATAAAAATATATTTTACCATAGAAATTTTGTAAAATATACAATATATATTTTTATTTATTTGATTTATAATATTGCTATTATTTTTTTTTACAAAATGGCTCCAAAATTTAAATTGACTCAGAGATTTTTAGATAGAGTAAAAAAAGATAAAAGGATAATGCCAGAAAATGATTTAGATATAGAAGATTTATGGGTTAATGAAGATTATCATATGAAATATTTCCATGACCTAGAAATGAAAGAGATTGAAAAAGATGATGAACGTAATTACGAATTAGAATATGAAAAAAAAAAAATGGCAAATCCATCAGAATTTTTATCATATATTTTTAACAATAATTTAGATTATTATTTATCAGATGGATTAGATGATTTTGAAAAAATTGTAAATTCGGAATTTAAAAACCATATAGTAGAATATTCTATTGACTACACTGCATATTGTTCTAAATATTGTTCTAAATGTAAAGTAAGAAACAATAACATAATATCCGCTACTTTAATTAATAAATAAATTATAAATAATTATTTATAATTTATTTATAATTTATTTAGATATGCACCAAACGGCATCATTACTACATCCCATACAATGTTCCGCTGATTTTCCACACCAACTGTCGGAAAATGCTTTTGCGGAATTGTAACATGTATTACATATATCTTTTACATTTTCTGATGAAAAACAACAAAATGGGACTTTTTGTATATTTTCTATTGGTTTATCATCAAGTATATTTATATTATTACTACATTCGCTATCACTGTTTACATTATTATTATTATTATTATTATTATTATTATTATTATTATTATTATTATTATTATTATTATTATTATTTGTAGTGAGTCCGCTATCACTCTTTACATTACCTATTTCATTATTAATACTATTAACAACAATATTTGAAAATTTAGCTTTAACGGTAGGGTATAATTTTCTAACATCTATATCGGGGTTACACGGTCCTCTATCTCCTGCATCTAACCATTTCATATTTGTCAACGGGTCGTCCCATATGCTTAACACGAATCCCATACCCTTTTTTAAAGCTTTTGTTAAACTATCGAATCCTCCATGTAATTCAAACGTATTGATTTCTTCAAATTTTTTTTTATCTCTTTCTATACTTTCTCTTGTTAAAGATCCGCCAGGGTGTTCTAATATTTTACCATTTTGTTTATAAAATCTTTTTACTTCCTTTAACGGGTCTCCGATAAATTGTGTTACTACGGTAAATGGGGTTTTTGTATCTATTTCTTTATCAGTACCATAAAAATTTTTATATCCTTGTCTATAACTATTGGCATCGGCTCCCGGTTTGTCGCATTTATTTCCAATACATGGGTGTAAAGTCCATGCCATTGCTTCTGCATTTGCTTCAATTAAATCAATTTCCACTTCACACCTTTCTTTTTTATCAAAATTAATAGAAGTATCTATGTTATATTTAATATCTGTAGGACATTGAGCATCGCCATAGCCTATTCCTAAAAAGTCAAATTCGGTTGAAGTCATCCCTACTAAATAAATAGCAGCATTAACTCCACAAGGTATTTCAGAAACATCTATATCTATAGAAATTTCTTTATTAAGTAAATTAGGAAACCAATATACATCTTTCTCTAAAAGATATATTCTAGAACCTATATTAGAACCAGTTATAAATTGTAATTCTATTGTTTCGTCGTTTGATGTTATTCCGTATTTTTCCGAATATTCTTCTTTAGTAATTCCCTCTAATTCACAATCATCGCAATTTGGTTTGCATGTCCAAGAATCGGTAAAACAACTATCGTATCTTCCTGGATAATGTATCCATCTCCAGTTTGCATCTAAAACACTTTTATATTTACCTATACTAGGACCATCTTCTTTATTTTTCCCAGTCTTAATGCAATTTATTGTTTTAAATATTATCGAAAATATCATTAATAATTTCATATATATATAATACTATTAATCATAATATATTTTTAAAACTATTTTAAATATAAAAAAATATTACCATCAATACCATAAAAAGTTAGCAAATATCAAAAAATTTGAATTATAATATGTATAATATATAATATTGTAAATTATAGTCGACTCTAAATGACTAAATATCTATGTAATAAATTGTAATTATATAAATTTTTAAATATATATATATATATATATATATATATATATATATATGAGTCATTCAAATGATTTATTATGGGAATATAATTTTGATAATTTTAATACATTTAATAAATATTGGAACATAGAAGAACGTAATGCAAGAAATGTTAATAATGAACTTCAGAGATATGTATCGGATTGTATAAAATTAGATAATTCGGAATTTACAATAACTACAACTAAACACGGAAATGATATTAAAAGCGGTCGAATTAATTCAAGAGGAAAAGTGGAATTTAAATATGGATATGTGGAAACCGAAATGAAATTTGACACATCTAAAGGAATATGGCCTGCTTTTTGGCTACTTGGTAATGATCTCAGATGGCCTAATTGTGGGGAAATTGATATTTTGGAATATGTTGGATGGAATAAGAACCATATATATGGAACATTACATGGTCCTGGTTATAGTGGCGGAAATGCCTATAGTTCAGGTTCTCTGAAACTTTTACATAATGAAAATGAATGGAATAAATACGCTATTGAATGGGAACCTAATCAAATTAAATGGTTTTTAAATAATGAGCTTTTTTTTACAGCAACTAGAGATGAATTACATAAAAAACATAATGGGCAGCATTGGTGTTTTAATGATAGAGCATTTTATTTTATTATTAATACCGCTGTTGGTGGAAATTTTGGAGGAGCTTTTCACGATAGTGAAAATTATATTTATAATAATTTCCCAACCGCATCTGAAACAAAAGTAAAATATATTAAAATATGGAAAACAAATAATAATCATGGTGAAATGGTAAAATCATAAATATTACAAAAAGAATTATTATATTATAATAATATATAATATAATAATGTTATCACACAATAGCAAAAAAGAAATTATTTATATAAAAACAGAAGATATATCAATACATCATGAAAAATCAAAAGATAATGATATAGATGATAATGCAATTAATTCAAAAGATAATCGTGTATATGATAATTCAATTAATTCAAAAGATAATCTTGTAGATGATAATTCAATTAATTCAAAAGATAATCTTGTAGATGATAATTCAATTAATTCAAAAGATAATCTTGTAGATGATAATTCAATTAATTCAAAAGATAATCTTGTAGATGATAATTCAATTAATTCAAAAGATAATCTTGTAGATGATAATTCAATTAATTCAAAAGATAATCTTGTAGATGATAATTCAATTAATTCAAAAGATAATCTTGTATATGATAATTCAATTAATTCAAAAGATAATCTTGTATATGATAATTCAATTAATTCAAAAGATTATGATATAGATGATAATGTTAATGATAAAAATAGTATAACTAAACATAAATTCGTTTTTCCAAAACATGGTGCTGTAGATATATTTACTTTTTTTAATATTAGTACAGTATTAAATAATGTTGAGCAAGATTATGTCGCCACATTAATAAATACCGATCATTGTTTAATATTAGAACTTCAAAATATTATTAATGAAATTTTATCGGATGGTAAAATAGACATTCAAGATATTCCCAATATTTTGTTATGTGTATCAAAAATATACTCTTTATATTTACAAGGTTCGTTTAAGTTTAATAGGAAAAAAATGGATATATTTAAGATAATAAAATTCATTACAGAGCTTATTATACATTCTTATGTAGATAACAGCAACAATATAGATATTATATTATATAATAATATAATTAATGTATCTATAGAATTATTAAAAATAGATCCACACGTTTTCATTAATAAATGTAATTTCAGTATCTTAAACGTTTGTTGTAAAAAACGTAATCATCCTATATAATAAATAATATATATATATATATATATAATAATAATATATATATATATATATTATTATATGAAAGTTTTGTTATATGGATATTATGATAAAAGTAACTTTGGAGATGAAATATTTAAATATATATTATGTAATTATCTCAGTAATAAAAAAATAGAATATATTGTGGTAAATCCACGAGATATATTATTATCCGCGAATACTAAATATGATATTGATGTTATATTATTTGGTGGAGGTGAAATCATTAATGATTATTTTATTTTACCATTATTTAAAATGATTAAAAACAATAATTTATATAATATACCAATTTTAGGAGCTTCTATTGGCGCTAATGAAATAGATATTAAGTATATGGATTTCTTCGATAAATGTATTTTTAGAAACAATTTATCTATTATAGATAACACAAATTATTTTTTCGATAATGATATTATATTTAGTTTAAATAATTATTATTCATTAAATATTGATACAATCGTTGTTGAAAAAAATACAATAGGCTATTATTTAATAGATAATATAGATGAAAATACAATGAATATATTAAAAGAATTTACTAATACTATTAAAAATAATTATACTATTAATTTTACTGTATTCGATAAATCAAAAGATATATCCATTATAAATAAATTAATAAAAGAATGTTGCATAACTAATTATAATATTATTATCAGAAGTGATAATTTGGACTTAGTGAAGGAAATTGTTAAAAACGAAAAACATTTATGTTTACGTTTTCACTCACATGTTATATGTTATCTCTATAAATTACAATTCTTAACTATACCAGTATCAAAAAAAGTTAAAAATTTTAATAGTTTATATGATATTAAAGAATCTTTAACTGTAGATGATTTATTATATGGATTAGATAATCAAAACATTATATTTAAAACGTTGGGGTTTGATTATAAAATTTTAAATTCATTTTTTGACAGTACTTATGCGATTAAAGATAAATCAAAATCAGTATGGTTTGTGTTTGAAGAAATATATACTAGTTTTATTAATATTATAGAATCTAAAGAATCTATAAAAGATATTAGTGTGAAAATAAATTATATAAGCGACCAAATTGAATTATATTTCTTTAACAAGGTAGATACTCAATTTAAATATGGTATAAATGAAAAATTAAAAATCTTATTGGATAAATATACGTGTAATGATTATTTATTACAAATAGAATTTATTACAATTTTAACAAACTTAAATAAAAAATAAATTAATTTAATAATATTTATTATTTATATACTATATAGATAATAGATATTATTTATATACAATGAATATTATTTCATGGAATGTAAATGGGTTACGATCTTTACTTAAAACAAAACATTTATTTAATTTAATTGAAAATGAAAATCCCGATATTTTATGTTTATCTGAAACGAAATTAAGTAAAAAAATAGATAATATCGATATATTATCATCATTTCCATATCATTATTTTAATATTTCAACCAGTAAATTAGGTTATGGGGGTACATGTATTTTTACTAAAATAAAGCCACTAAATGTTATATATGGTTTAACAATCGATAATATTAATTATGATACAGAAGGTAGAGTTTTAACATTAGAATATAAAAATATATTTTTAGTAAATGTGTATACACCTAACTCGGGAGAAAAATTATTGAGATTAAACTGGAGAATAGATACATGGGACGTAAATTTTAATAAATATATAAATAAATTATATTCTATTAAACCAGTTATAATATGCGGTGATTTAAATGTTGCTCACAAAGAAATAGATATAAAAAATCCAGAGAAGAATAAAAAAAATCCAGGTTTTACTATCGAGGAAAGAGAATCATTTACTAATATTATATATAATAACGATTTAATAGATATTTTTAGAATTATGCATCCCACGATTATAAAATATACTTATTGGTCATATAGACAATCATCTCGAATAAAAAATATAGGATGGAGAATTGATTATTTTTTAATTAATAAAATATTAAAAAATAATATAATATTTTCTGGTATATTAGATAATATAAATGGTTCTGACCATGCGCCTATAAAATTAATTATTAATTTATAATATATAAAATTAATTATTAATTTATATATTATAAATTAATAATTAATTTTATATATAGTATTATATATAATGGAATTTAAAAATCATTTATTATTTAGTGTAATATTAATTACGATACATCATTTACTATGTTATGTAATTAAAACACACATAACACCAATGTTAAAAGATTCAAAGGATGATAAAATAAATGCTTTAAAAAAATATTGCGATTGTGTTATCGAAAATAAAATGCAATCGTCTGGATTATTAATTGTTTCAATTATCATATCTTCTAATATTATGCAATCAGTAAGTGCAATTATTAAACAATGTACTGATAGTAAAACTAGCGTTGATGGGAAAGGTGTTGATTTAGTTAAAATGTTTGCTAATATGTAAATAACATTACATTTAATAAAATATATTTATATAATATATTTATTATATAAATATTATTTAATAATAGCTTTCCATTTGTCGCCATCGCTTTTAAAATTATATTTTTTTATTATTATTGATTTATTAATTTTATCTGATTTAGTTATACATAATATATATCCATCATTTGTTTGATTAACTGAAATTTTAACCGTAGTATCAATATCTTTAATTATTTGTTTAATATAACTTACTCTATCTTCTAAATTATAAGGAAAGTCATATACTTCATGGTTTTTAGGTATTATTACATATGTTTTTTTATTATTATCCTTTTCCTTTGAATATTTTTCTAAAAGTAATAATTTATCTTTGATAAATCCGCACATTTCTTCTTTCGACATTTCACTAAATATTTTTAATTCTTTAGTAGAAACATTTGATAATGATTTTGCCATATTATATAATTCGGATTTGCTTTTTGATGTTGAACATACACCTCCTTTAAAAGTAGGGATACCGATCCCTCTCTTTTTTAAAAGAGTATTGTCTTTTTTAGTCCTTATCTTAAATAAATCTACTGTTCCATAAGCAAGTTTATTGTTGTTTTTATCTATAATTCCAACAATCTTATTTTCTTTACGATTATTATAATAATCTAAAACATCGTCAAAATTATAATCAATATTTACAATATCATAATTTTTTATTTTATCACCATATGTTTTATTAATATAATCATTTACAGTAATATTATTGATATTTGGTATATCTGGCGATTTTCTAGTATACATCGAAATAGTTTCACTCTTATTTATTGGTTGAAATATATAATAAATACCACGTTGTATTAAATATCCGTTATTATTATATCTATCGGTAATTATTTCAGTAAAATTATTAAAATCATTATCGGTAATAGGTAATAGTTTTTTTAAAGAAATATCTAAAAAATAATTATCGAATAATTCTCTATTAAAAGCACTATATGTATTTATTATTATATCATATATTTCATCATATGTATATACATATTTGTATTTATACAATACTATTATTTTTTTAATTAAGTTATTTATCTCATTACTATATAAATTTTCAGTAAATGTATTATAATCTAATGATTCTTTATTTATATTTTTATATAATTTATTTTTATCATCCCAAATAGTATTTAATTTATCTTCATCACACTTATATCCACATTCTGTAAAATCACAAATAGCTGGGCATATTTTTTTATTTAATTTAATATTTTCTATAGATGGATATACACAATCTTTATATTTTTCAATATCTTCGGGAAATACATTACCATTTAATAATATTGGGCAATCTATGGATATTTCTTTTAGTGCTTTTTCTACTTTTTTTATAGTTAAATATTTTAGTTCGGCTTTTTGATATAATTTTTCATCTGTTGATAATTTTCCGTTTTGTCTAGTATCTATAGTTACAACATATTTATAAATATTAACGCTAGGGTATCTATAATTTGTATCATTTACAACATCCATATGAACACACATTCTTATTACTCTTCCTATAACTTGATTAATTCTAGGGATATTGTAAAATGAATCTATTATATGTATTTCTTTACAGTTTTTTAAGGTAACTGCTTCACTCATTACCTTAGAACCTAATATAAATTTAATATATTCTCCATCCATGTTTTTTACATTATTGAATACATTTTGTATAATTCGTTGCTTAATTTCCGAAATATTATCAACCTCGTCCATGTTTCCCGTAACTAGTAAAAAAACAGCTGGTCTGAATTTATTTATATTATTATTTTTCTTAAATTCCTGAAAAGTTAAGCCTGTTTTATAATCAATAGTATCGTTTTCAATATTATAATCTGATGCATTTTCTTTATATTCTAGATATCCATTCATTATTAAAGTTTCTGCGAATAATTCTATACCTCCTGATTTTACTATATTAGAATATATAAATCCTATAGCACATTTATCATTAACTAATTCATTTAAATTATTAATAATTTTATAAAATTTGGTAGAAAATTGTTTAATATATTCTTTTTTTAAAATCAATCCAGATATTCTTTTATCGTCTGTTATTTTTATTATATTTTGTTCATTATTTTTAGATATTTTATTATTAAATAATTTAGTATTAATTAGAGAATTTATCATAAATCCCTTCGTTTCCATCTGTGAAACTAATAAATTATTACCATTTGTCGAATATGAACCAACTAATTCATCATTATCATTCAATATAGGAAATACGAAATTTGATGCAGCTATAGCTGAATTATCTAAACCATCAGTAGTTTTTAATAATATTTTTGCATACACGTTATATTGAAAATCTTCCATTTCGCATCGTACCAATGGTGTAAATATTAAACCATTTGGAATTTCCCCTATATCATTTTTATCAGCAAAAGTATATGGAGTAGATCCTCTAAAATAACTTAAATAACCTTTAGCCATTTTTTTTAAATAATCTAAACCATCTGGTTTTATTTTCATTAAATAATTTTTATCGGAACTGAATATTTTATCTCTACTAATTTTATCATCTGTTGGTCTTATGTAATTTAATAAACTTACAATTTCATCAGCATGATTAATCATTGGAGTAGCTGTTAATAATATTATTCTCAAATTTTTAGAGGTTTCTATTATTTTTTTTAATGATTCACCGTATTCATTATCTATAATATTATGCGCTTCATCAATTATTAATAATGAATTATTCATATTAATAATCTGATTATTATTTTTATTTCTTAATAACTCACCTTTAGAAGATTTTTTATATACTGTTCTAACTTTACCTTTTATTGTTATTTTTTCACTAATTTTTTCACCTAAAATTTTTCTATAAAATGATTTGTATGAATAAAATTTGTAATAAGCTAATAAATTATTCATAGCTATTTTTTGTTCATATTCTAATTCTTTTTTAGATAATTGATTTAATTTATTATTATTGTAATATATATTATTGGTTGATGACAATAATTCTTTTTTAAAATTTTCTTTAGCATTTGGACCGGACGTTAATACAAATATTTTAGTATTATATTTTTTAATCTGTTCCTTAAATTGTTCAGCTATATTAATTGCTGTCATTGTTTTACCGACACCTACTCCATACATTAAAAGCAATCCCTTGTATGGTGTATTTGGTGAAATTAAATTAGGTATTAGTAATTGATATTCTTTAGGAATTTTTGATACTGTACAATTATCTCGTCTATATTGTTTAATTTCTTCATAATTTTTTAATATTTCTCGTTTTTGTATTTTATAATAATAAAATTCTCTCTTTTTATAAATCTTATATAATAATTCAGGATCGTCTGGATCTGGATAGTTAAAATTATTGTTATCTGTAATACTATTGCTCATATATAAAATAGTTTTTTTTTTATTATATTATTATATTATTTAAAAAAAAATGGTATAATAATATAATATATATTAACATATTATGAATACAGATATAAAAAATGTTAGAAAATATAATTCGGTGTATAGAAAAAAATTAAAGTGTAGGATAGAATATATTAAAGATAAGCATATATTGGTAGAAATATATAATATCGTTATATCCGATATAGGTAATAATTTTTCAACTAATAATAATGGTATATTCATTAATCTTAATATACTTTCAGATAAATGTATTAGTAAATTAGAATGTTTTATTAAAAATAATAATAATATTAATCGTGATAATATTCTTAATATAAGTAATATAAAACTTGATTATGAAGACGTAAATACATTATACGATTTTGGACACAAATTCAGTAATCAAGAAAAATCAGTTCTTAAAAAAAAGAATCAAATATAAATATGATTATATTATAATATTAGCAATATTATAAAAGGAAGCATTTTGTTTATTATTATTATCAATATGATACTTTATATTAATAGAATAACTATTATATATTTTTTCACAAGGGTACATGTTATATACAATATCATTAAATCTATTTGTTATAATATTTGAAGATGTTGTATTCAGTAACCAATCTATATTAACATATGATAAAATCCTAAAATTTGAAGTATCTTCATTTACAACATCTTCATACATATATAATAATATTTCCATGTTATTATTTACAAATGTGTATTTATCACTAAAATTACACAGTTTTATTGAATTATTTATTATATATTTGTTATTATTTTTTATTATAAATTGTAAAGAATAGCCATATACAAAAGATCTAATAATATTTTCATCTATATTATTATAATTATATAGATTTTTTTTAAATTCATTAGCGAATTCTTTACATTTATCAATACTTTTAATATTATCTAACAAATTATTATTAATTACTTTTTTTATTTTATTTTCCTTAACAACATCACAATATTCTTTTGCTATTGAATTTAAATATTTTATTATAAAATCATCTCTCAAATAGTTTTTATTTGCCCATTTTGAAATTTCTATTTTATAAGTATCTATGTCTTTTTTTAATTCTTTATAATCATTAGAATGTTCAAAAAAATTTGTTATGTTAAAAACTTTTAAATGGCTAAAGGTTTTCTTTATATCTATTAATACTCTGTAAATAATTACTAAATCGGATTTAATATTTTTATATTTTGATAATATAATTTTTTTATTAGTAGGAATAAATATTTTATCTAACGATAAAAACTCTAATTCATATTTTTTAAATAAAATTATCATGTTATATATTTCATTACCACAATTTAATGAAACACCTGCCATAAGTGTAATAGCTTGATTAATACTAGATAAAGATAAATCTTTTTTAATATCATTAACAACTTTATATAAAGTTGTTTTATGAATATAATTCATACTAAAAACATAATTATTAATTATATCACTACCTGTTATATCTATTAATAAAGGGAAAGAATTAGAATATATAAAAAAATCTCTAAATAAATTTATATCAAAAATATTACTTTTTGCTATATTATTAGACATGATATCGCAATTATAAATAATTTCATTTAATATATTTCTCTTAATATATTTTTCATTGTAATGAATAATAAAAAATTTTCCATCTAGATCTATTATATTTTTTAATAAATTACCTGATTCAAAAAATTTAACACTATCGCTAGTTTTTTTTAAATCGCTGTAATAACTATTATCATAGTTATTATTTTTGTCAAAATTTATTTTATATATATCAATCAATTTAGATTTAGATACATAATCGTCCTCGTTTAAATTATCTACTAAATTTATGTTTATTATGTTAGGATCTATTTCATCATATACCGATAATAATTTTTGATTATCTGTATCAATGATATTATTATAATTTTTTTTTTTTTCACATAATATAGATAAAAGGATATCATAAATTTTATCATTACATATTTTATAATCATCTATAATATTACATCTTGAATATTTTTTATAAATATAATGAACTGAACCATCATTTGTTCTACCAACACGACCCCTTCTTTGTAATCTATTTGATTCAGGTATTGGTTTTATTGATAATTTGGTATTCATTTTTAATAAACTAGTACTTTCACTAACTTTTGAATAACCTATATCAATAACATAATATAACTCATTTAATGTTATTGATGATTCGACTATATTGGTAGATACTATAATAATATTAGTATATGAAACATTATCATTTTCATCAGGATCTTTTTTACCTCTCAATTCCGTATGAATTTTATTTTTTTCTATTTTGATTTTAGGTATTTCGTTACCAATAATAATATTTTTATATCTTTCGTTCATTTTGCCATAGAAAGGTATTGCTACATATTTCTCATTTGTTATATTTTTATTTAAATGTTCAACGGTTTCAATTATTTCGTTTTCTCCTATGGAAAACACTATCATATTTCCTTTTAATTCAGATTTACATAAATTTATTACAACTTCTAAAGCTTTTTTATTAGCGTTATCAAATAATTTACGGTAATTAGTTGAATTTGATATTTCAAGCTCTGAATCATCGTAATATTTTTCTTCCAATTTATATGGATAGTTTATTATAGGAGGTGATATATCATATCTTCTATCTAAATATTGTACGCATTTCATTGGTAATTTATGTAAAGAATATGGATCATTTATACTGTCTTTAATAGGAAACATTAAAGAATCATTAATTTCTTTATAAAATCGTCTATACCTAGGTTCATCCTTATCCATTGTAGCAGATACTATAAATAATCTAATTTTATTATTAACATAACAACATTTTTTCATTAACGTTAATATCATATCCATATTAGTATTATGTTCATGTGCTTCATCTACAAAAATTATATCATATATTAATTTATTGATAAATTCTCCATTATTGTTATGTAATAATAATGGATTATTCATTAATTCATTTAATAAAGTTCCGTCGGTAACTATTTTCATATTATAATCATTATATTTATCTATATAATCCCCAGCTTTAAATTTAAATTGGAAATAACGTTCATCAGAAAATTCACTATTATTGTCAGAACTTGTATCTACTTTAAATCCAGCTTCATCAGATAATTCACTATTATTGTCAGAACGTGTATCTACTTTAAATCCTGCTTCTTCAGATATTCTCTCTATATTTTTTTTTAAAGGATCTATTTTTGGTGAAGTACATACTAATTTACCAGTGTTATTATAATCAACTACTTTAATTGCATATAATATTAATTTAGTTACCTGTGTTGTTTTGCCCTGACCAGTAGATCCAGTAACTAAAATTAATCTATTGTAAATATAGTGCTTAAAAAAATTTATTTGAGAAATCCAATTTAATGAATATAACATCATCCATTTTTGACCAGTTAATTTGTTAAAATATGGAGGGATACCAGGTGACAAAGTATTATATTTTTTATATTTTTCAGTATTAGTTTCAATATATTTATATTTTTCATTATTTATATAATAATATGAGTTAGACCAATCATCATTATTATCCGTAAATTTTTTAGTCATAACCTCACAAATTTTTTTATTTACTTCTTCGGTTTTTACTTTAGTTAACTCATTATTTTTTTCAAATTTAGAAAGAATACCATCATAAATCATTGTTTCGAAAATTATATTAAGATAAGTTTCTTTGTATAAATCTAACATATTTTTTACATAATCTTGATATGGTTTAATTCCTAAATTATTAATACTGTCTCTTTCATAATTATGTTTAATATTTATCCATTCAATATTATTATCTTCTATATATAAATGATCAAAAAAATTATTTTTTTGAGTGGATGATAATCCTAACCAATTACCTGGGGTTTCTTTCCATTCTTGATAACTTGTATGAGATAATGATTTAGATATATTATATATATTTTTCAAATGTAAAGTATTATTATCTATAATACAATTTTTATTTATTTTATATTCGTAACAATCTCTATTTATTAATTGTTTTCCATAATATGTTTTTGATAAATACATTAAATAATATTTAATAGTTTTCCACATATTTTCACATTTATCCTTATCGGATAATATATGTTTTATAAGTATTATAATATCTTTTGATGTAATATTTTTAACTATGTCCTTATCATTATTAAAAACATTATTAGAATCTGTTGTTAGCATAAATTTAGAAGATTTGATTTCGGAATATCTATGATTAACAACAAAAAGTAATAAATATTTTAATGTTTCAAACATTCCTTTGTTTTTATTAATTTTATTATCTAGTAATATGTTTTTTAGTTCTTCTTCAAATGATGCTTTAACATCATCCGACCACTTATTATTTAATATTGTTTCTAAATTAATAAAATTATTTAAATTTTCAATTAAATATATTTTTTGTTTGGATTTAGACTTATTATTTATTTGTATGATATAAAATAACCATTTAACTGGTTTACTATTTGAATATAAATTATTCCTAATAATATTATAAATGTCACCTATCCATAATCCATAATAATCACATAATATAATATTATCGTCATCTATTATATTTTTTCTAAATGTCAATTGATTGAATTTTTCATATAAAAAATTATATGTGTCTTTATATAATTCTGTATTTTTATAATTTTCAATATTAATTGGTATTATATTAACCCAATTAACATAATATTTACCATTCATAATTTCAAGAGTTTTTAAAAGACATAATACATTAACGTATATCATATCATAAATAATTTTATTATTATAATCTTTTAAAAGTTTTTTATCACGTTCGAGTAAACTTATTATAATGTTACTATATTTTAATTCACTTCCTAAATTATTTACATCAACATCAAAATATTTATCGTTTACACTTGAATCGTTATTATTAAAAACTATCATATTCAAATCACGCAAATTTTCTAATTCTATAGTCGTTTTGTTATTATAATAAGGTAATATTATATTAATTAAATTTTTTATATCATAACATTGATTTTCATACCATTTAATAGTAGAGTCATTCTCACTAGTATCAATTCTATTATATTTTGATATTATAAAAATAATAAATAATACTATTGTGTGTAATATTTCAAAATCTTCACTATCTGTAGGTAATGCAAAAAAAACACTAGATATAGTAATTTTGACATCTTTGTATAATTTTTCAGTATAATACATTGTTCCATATTTTTTCTTAATGTTTTTAATGAATGTTTTGATATTATTATTTTTAAACATATTATCCATAATATAAAAAAAATGATTAAAATTATATTAAAATATAATTATTATAATTAGTATATATAATGTCATATATAGTATGTCCAACATGTGGTTATTTTATAGGTCAGATAATTGTTGAATTCGAAAAAAAAAAGAAGATAATAAACGATGATCCAAAAATTTTAAATGACAATAAAGGTAAAAAAATAGCATTATTGATAAAAGAAATGAATTTACCTAGATATTGCTGTTCAATGAGGGTATTATCTTATCTCGATCATATGGATATATGTTCTTAACTATGTATATAATTTATATAATATATTTATATGTCATAATAAAATTGATTTTATTATTATATATAAATATATTAATAATAATATATTTATATAATATGGAAAAACAAATAAATGACTGTGATGATAATAATGAAGATATTTACATACCTTTGAATATTAATAATATATTGATAACTGAAAATAATGTTATCAATATATTAAATTCTAGAGGAGTATATTTAGATAAAGTCAATATTAAATTATTTATAGAAGCATTTACACATAAATCATATTGTAAGAAAAATTTTCACAATGAACAATTAATAGAAAAAGAAAAGGCTGAAATAAACAATAAATTATTATTAGATCTTTCGGATACTGAATACGGTAGATTAGAATTTATGGGAGATCGGGTTATAAAATTAATAGTTTCAACCTATTTATATCACAGATACCCTAATCAAGATGAAGGATTTATGACTCGCTTACAAATAAAAATCGAAGATAAGCAAAATTTAGCACATATGTCAAAAGAATTAGGTTTGGAAAAATACTTTATTATAAGTAAACAAATTGAACAAAATAATGGTAGATATTCTGAAAAAATTCATGAAGATGTTTTTGAATCTTTTGTAGGTGCTTTATATTTTTCTAATGGTTTTAGTATATGTTTACAATTCGTTACAAATTTATTAGAAACTCTAATAGATTATTCAGATAAATTATATTATGATAATAATTATAAAGATGCTTTAATGCGAGTTTATCATCAGAATAAATGGAAATCTCCCATTTATGTTACTCTTAAAGAAGATGGTGCATCTCATTTAAAAAGATATACAATGGCTGTTCTAGCTAGCAATGGTAAAAAATTAGGTTTTGGTGTATCGAATACTAAAAAACACGGAGAACAAAAAGCTGCAAAAATGGCATTAATACTTTTAGATGAATTAAATGAAGATCAATATACTGAACGTGATAAATATTATCCAGATTTTTTAAATATTACAGATATTGATAAATATTATTTAAAATGATATCTAATATTGATTATTATATATGATTGATGCAGGATATATGAAAAAAAAATTTTTATCGAAAGAAAGTATAGCTAATATAAATAAATGTATAATAGATAAAGTAAATATTTCTCCAGATATATCAAAAGATTTGAAAAAAGAAATAATTCTTGTTATAATAAAACATATGAAAATGGTTTATAAAAATATCGATAATAGTAAAGTTGATGAAAATAATATTAATATTATATTTAATCAATTTAAAGATCATTCGATAAATGAAAGTTATAATGAAGTAATAAAATTATCAAATATTAAAGAATTTATGGAAGAAAATACTAAAATAAATAAAAAATCATCACGTGATTTTTTCTTATCTGATAGAAACGAGAATAAAGTGATGGAGCGTCCTTCTTCATCAGTTCATAAAGAAAATAATGAATTAGCTGTATCTAATAAACCAAATATATCAAAAAATGATAATGATTCAAGTTTTAATAATTATACGGTGGGAAAAGGAAATAATGTCGATAAATTTAGCGATGTTAAAAACCAAAGACAACTTGAATTAAATAATACTAATAAAATACCAGATATACCTGATTTTTTAATGTCAAAAAGTACATCAGTGAGAAAAGACGAAAAGTTAAATGATGCTAAAAAAAATAACATAGTTGAATCAGTAACTAAAGACGATACATGTATGTATGAGGCTGCTAACAATACTAGTTTATTTAGTATATCTAATTTTTCCAAACCATTAATTGATGATAGTGTTATAATTGATGAAAATAATAATATATCGTTCAATGAAAAATTAAAACTATTACAAGAAAACAGAAATTTAGATATTTGTGTAAATGATAATAAAAAAAAAACAACAATGATGTAATATTAGAATTACCCCCTAATAACACTATAGAAGATGTTAACAATAATAATGAAAATAAAATTATAGATGAAATTAAAAATGATAACATTGATGAAAATATAGATGAAATTAAAAATGATAACCTTGATGAAAATATAGATGAAATTAAAAATGATAACATTGATGAAAATATAGATGAAATTAAAAATGATAACATTGATGAAAATATAAATGAAAACGATAATAAAATAAATTTATACAATAATTTAAATTATATAACTTATGTACAAATCGAAATAACTGATATAAATAATAATACTAATTATGAATATTTTTTCGATAACATTTTAAAAAATGTTATTTGTATTAAATTATTATCATATTCTTTGCCATTACCCAGATACAATATTGAATATAAAAACAATATATTTAAATATTCTGTAGATTCCAATAAATATGAAATTATTATCCCGATAGGAAAATATATTATTGAGGATATCATAGAAATCTTAAATAAAAATTCTAATAATAATTTTACACTATTTTTAAATACTGAACAAAAAATAAAAATAGAGTCGGATAAAAATATAATATTAGAAAATACAGAACTAATTCTTAAAAATTTAGGTTTTAAAACGTTTGAATTATCTGATGGTTTTTTGATATCAGATAATACATGGGACCTTAGACTAAATGATAGAATATATTTATATTTGGATAATATATCAGATATAAAATTTGGTAATTTATCGTATAACTTAACAGAATCAATAAGTTTGTTTAAATTCGAATCAATTTGTAATTTTGATAAATTACATATACATTTTAAAGATACTGATGATAATGAAGTTAGTTTTTATAATTTACCACACTCATTAAACATGTTATTTGAAATTATTAATTGTTGATGATAAATTATTAACCATTTTAAGCATATTACCTATATTCATATTATTAGAAGTATTATCAGTATCTTTTTTTTTAACAGACGCCGTAGAAAAATTTTCATCAATAACATAATCGGGTTGTGCTTCTTCTTCTTGAGATCCCATATTTTTAAATAGGTCAGGGACCATAGACGATACGTTAGAAGATTTAGATAATACATTTTTTAAAATACTATCTAAATCTATTTTATTATCCATAATATCCTTACCATATTTATCACCTATATTTTGACTAATAGCAGTAATTGATTTCATTAGATCATTATTATTATCTCCCATACTATTTCCAAATTGAGAAATTATATCAGAAATAATATCGGTATTTCCATTATCTACAGATTCTATTATATTATTATTAGTATTTTCATCAGCTGTATCAGTAGTATTTATTTTTTTTTCCAACGATTCAATTCTACTAGTATTAATATTTTCATTATTGAATGTTTCTATACTCAAATAAATTTTATATAAATATTTCCAAATAATATCTTTAATTTTATTACTTTGATTAGTTAATAAATCACGTAATGATATTTTTTCATCTAATAATATATAACTATATTTATTTGAGATTGTATTTTTATGTGAAAATAATTTTGTTTTTTTCTTAATAAATAAATTAAAATTTTCATCTTTTTCAAAATAACTATAAAATTCAGTACATCTTTTTATTATTATATCTTTTTTAGTATGTTTTAATTCTTCCAGATCACTACTATTTATATTTAAAAAATCTATATATTTAGACATATTTATTATTTCTTCTAATAATTTATGCCATAGCATAACACAATTAATATTAATAATATCACCACAATCTTGAATATCATCAGTATCCCTATTGATTGAGTTAATTACTGTATCATCTGTATTAATAGATATTTCGGAAATATCACTTGAAACACTATGTTCATTATTATATATACATTCTTCTAATTTAGAATTAACCATTATATTAACATTATATATTTTACTCTTTTAAATATTATACATAATTTTATTATATCTTTTTTTACTAACTTTATAATATCTTATACACAATAATATAATTAATATTATTACAAATAATAAATATTTAGTATATTCGCAATATTTATTAGTTAATAACATTATTACTAATTTAATTAATGCATTAAATAAATATATAATATAGTTTGATAATTTATATAAATTATTAGTAATTATAAGATTATTATTAAGGGTAAACTTATTATAATTGAATTTATTGGTATTGATATTATTGCTAATAATATTATTAACCATTGATGCTTCCACCAATACAGGAATTGGAGTTATTCCATTGTTTAAATTTTCCATCATATATTTAATAATATTATAAAAAAATGAAAAAAAATATATATAAATAATAATATTTATATTATTATAAACTAATATGGGATCGTTAAGTTCAAAAATAACTAATATAATTGATGTTAATAATAATACAGAACTTGAATTTTTACTTGATCCGAAAAATAATAGATTTTCGGCTTATCCTATAAAATATCCAGAAATATGGAATTATTATAAAATACAAGAAGCATCTATATGGTTTGTTGAAGAAATAGATTTTTCAAAAGATGCGGATGATTTTAATAAATTATCAGAAAATGAACAACATTTTATTAAAATGATATTAGCTTTTTTCTCATCTTCTGATACAATAGTTAATATAAATCTATGCGAAAGATTCTTAAAAGATATACAGATAAGAGAAGCTATTTTTGTATATACTTTCCAGATGGCAATGGAATCAATACATAGTGAAACATATTCTCTTCAAATAGAAAATATAATAAAAGATCCCGAGGAAAAAGATATTTTATTTAATGCAATAGAAAAATTAGATTGTGTAGCAAACAAAATAAATTGGGCTTTCAAATGGATTGAATCTAATTCATCTTTCCCTAAAAGATTAATAGCCTTTGCTATTTTTGAAGGAATATTTTTTTCAGGTAGCTTTTGTGCAATATTTTGGTTAAAAAAAAGAAATATAATGCCTGGATTATGTTCATCCAATGAATTAATAGCAAGAGATGAAGGAGTTCATTGTAATTTTGCTATATTATTGTATTCAATGATACAAAATAAATTATCAACAGAAACAATACATTTAATGTTTAGCGAAGCTGTTGATATAGAAATTAATTTTATATGTGAATGTTTACCATGTTCATTAATAGGTATGAATTCAGAATTAATGATACTGTATATTAAATATGTAGCGGATAGATTATTAACAGATCTTAAATATCCAAAAATATATAATGTTGAAAACCCTTTTGATTTTATGGAAAGTATTTCGGTAGAAGGTAAAACAAATTTTTTTGATTCTAGACCAACTCAATATCAACGATCTTCCATATTTAATAATTGTAAACAATTAAAATTTTCAAATTCAGAAGATTTTTAATTTAACTAATAAACTATTATTTTAAAAATATTTATAATCTTACAAATATTTTTAAAATGTATTTATTTATTTTATTATAATATTATTGAATGTAACAGTAATTAAAAAAATGATATTTTATTTTTATTTTTATTATAGTTATAATTAGTTTAGTTCGGATACATTTAGATAAGAACTAATGAGAGTTGAAAGTTATATAATGCTGTTAAATTAGTAAAAATATTCTAGATAACAAACATATATGAAATGTGAAATTAACTGGAACTATAATTAGTATTGTATAAATATCATTATACTAAAAATATTTTAGTAGTTACTAATAAAAAAATTGAATTATTATCTATTAAATTTATTATAATAAAACATATTTTTATTATAATAAATTTGGCTCAAGATATTTACTATTTTTTTTAGATAAATTTTTTTTATACATTAACCAACATGGAAAGATCTTCTCTCAGAGTATCGATTTTGTATTTTGACTGGGATAAGGCAGAGTATAGTACATATTGGATGAGGGAAGAAGGGCATACGCGCAAAGATTTTGATGATATTAAAAACCAATGTAAAGAGTTTTTTGCCGGTGATGTAATTAAAAAAATGGAAAATACTATTGTCGAAATTGAAAAAATTGATTTAGACGTTTCACCTCATGAATATTGGAATAATCTTGTCTATTTATCCATAATTAACCTTATAAATTACTCATATTTGGTTGTTTTAACAAGAAATGATAAAGGCGAGGAGAAAGGACTTAGTCCGAATGACATCCTATATATTAAAAGTAACGAAAATTCTTGTTTTTTGTCAAATATCTTGAAAAAACAATTGCTTAATGATCTTTATATAATTAATAGAAAGGTAGGACGTTTTGATCCCACTATAGATTTTACAAAAGAAGGTTCTATACATTTGCTAAAGGAAGCGATCAAGTTTTATTACTTGTGTCTTGATGCAAGAAAGGCTTACTATAGTTTAGCATACCTATGTATAACAATACATAACGGTAATTTTGACATTAAAACTATTTTGTCCAGGATACTTGACAATAAATAATATTTTATATAATTATATAAAATATTATTAAGTTCTTTTTTTCTTAGACAAATTCGTATAATATATATATTTACAGTAGATTTATATATTATACATAATCTATGTCAAATTTTTTGACATTTTACGAAATTAACTGTAATTAAAAAAAAAATGATATTATAATATTATATTTATATTATATTTATAACAATTTTAAATATGAAAGTTGGATATATTTACGTAAGAAATAATGAGAGTTGGGATTTATACAATGCTGTTAAATTAGGAAAAACGTTAAATATTTTAGATAGAGAACAAACGTATATGACATGTGAAATAAAAAAAGGTTTTTATATGATGGTTATAGCGTTAGATTCAATTATTTTGGATAATGTTGAAAAACAATTACAAGAATATTTAAATAATTTAAATTTAAATATTAAATCCAATGCGGGTATTAATTTTTATAAAAAGGAAATAATTAATTTTGTTGTAATATATTTACATAAAAATAATATTAATTATAAATATTTATCAGAGTCTGAAATTAAAAGTTTACTTATACCAACTAGTATGAATGATAAAGTTATCAAAAATAATATTGAAATTAATAATTTTGACGAGAACGATAAAAAATTAATAGTAAAAAAAACAAAACGAAGAAATTACCCGATAAGTTATGAAGAGGCGAAACAAATAATATTAAGTAACAATATAAAAAATAAATATAAATATTTTGAATTGTGTGAAAAGGATAATAGATTATCAAATGAACCTGAACTAACATACCGTGGACTATTTTGTAATTGGATTGAATATTTAAGTATTGAAAGAATATATTATGATTTAAAAACGTGTATAATAAAAGTAAATGAATTATTAAAAATACATAGCGAACTAAAAAAACATTTTTTAGAGTTATCTTTCGTATGTGAGAAATTATGTGAATTAGATAATAATTTTCCACCAAATGGTTTATGGGTTGAATACTATAATCTTAAATGTCTAAGCGATATTATTGTTATTAATATCTACAAGAAAAAGAGTATTATAATATAAATATTATAATATAAATCAATAGATCTAATATATTTCAATAAATTACCAATATTGGAAAAAATTTAATATCTATTAATATAATTTTTAAATATTTAAAACTTATATTATGTGAATAAATATAATCAGTCAAAAAATTGATATTCTAACATTATATTTATAATATAATTTATAAATAGTATAATTATGGAAGTAGGATATATTTACATAAGAACTAATGAAGGATGGAATAAATATGATGCTGTTAAATTAGGAAAAACGTTAAATATTTTAGATAGAGAACAAACATATATATCAACTGAAATAAAAAAAGGTTTTTATATGATGATTATAGCGTTAGATTCAATTATTTTAGATAATATAGAAAAACAATTACAAGAATATTTTAATTCATTAAATTTACATATTAAATTTAATTCAGGGATTGAATTTTATAAAAAAGAAATAATTAATTTTATTATACCTTATTTTGATAAAAATAATATTAAATATAAAATTTTATCAGAGTCTGAAATTAAAAGTTTACTTATACCAACTAGTATGAATGATAAAGTTATCAAAAATAATATTGAAATTAATAATTTTGACGAGAACGATAAAAAATTAATAGTAAAAAAAACAAAACGAAGAAATTACCCGATAAGTTATGAAGAGGCGAAACAAATAATATTAAGTAACAATATAAAAAATAAATATAAATATTTTGAATTGTGTGAAAAGGATAATAGATTATCAAATGAACCTGAACTAACATACCGTGGACTATTTTGTAATTGGATTGAATATTTAAGTATTGAAAGAATATATTATGATTTAAAAACGTGTATAATAAAAGTAAATGAATTATTAAAAATACATAGCGAACTAAAAAAACATTTTTTAGAGTTATCTTTCGTATGTGAGAAATTATGTGAATTAGATAATAATTTTCCACCAAATGGTTTATGGGTGGAATACTATAATCTTAATTGTCTAAGCGATATAATTAAGATTGTCAATAAAAAAAAAAATAGGTTGCGGTTAATAACGGAAAAATTTTATCTTATAATAAAATATTATGGTGAAACAATAATTATATAAAAAGACATTTGATCGACAAATAAAATTAAATAAACAATTTCCAATTAATGTGTTATCCAAAATTATTTTTTTAATTTGTAGTAAATATGATACTTTTTATATAACAATAATAAATATTTATTAATGTTCACATAAATTAATATCTCTTTGGTTAAATGTTTGTTTATGATTTGTTCTTTCAAGCATCAATTTTATTCTATTTTTATGAGCTATAGTAATATCATAATTTTGTTGTTTTATATGTTTTGTTGATTTTATTCTAACATCTGGATTTATTAACCAAAAAACAATAATAGTCCTGGATTGATTACTTAACCCATTATTAAACATATCTACTTTATGCACATGAGAATTAGGAAAAACAATTAACCTATTTTCTTTTAAATTTACTTTTCCAACAGGAACATGTTGATTAGCAACTATATTTTTTATATGTTTAATCGGATCTTGATTTATGCTTCCACGTATATAATTTTCTTCTTGTTCTGTATATGATCTTTTAAATAAGATAGAACCTTTAAAACACGAATCTTGATATAATGTACATGATGCAGTAGCTACAATATTTTCATGCGGCATTCCTTCAATATGCCATGCACCTATTAAATCACTTTCTTTGCTTAAATTAATTGTTACTATTTTTGTTATAACTTGTATTGTTTTATTTTTTAATCCATACGTTTTTAATTCATTGCTTTCTGATTTAATTAAATTACTAAATGACCATACATTTTCTAATTGAGGTAATACATATTCAAATAATTTTTCTATTTGTTTGTACAAATCAGTATACGTTAAAGGTAAATTATTTATATATGAATTAATTTTACACTTTCCATTATTATCAATATCAAACTCACTCGGTAACCATTGAAACTCAGATTCTTCATATTTTCTAGACCAAAAGTCTGATAATTTATCTGATTTCTTTGTTTTAATCAATAATGGATATATTGAAGGATGAATAATATCTCTTACTTTATTATCCGAATTTGGATGATAATCTACTTTAATATTATTAGAAAATATTATTATTTGTTCTAATAAACTTTGTGTTAATGTACTTGGAATTTGTTTTACAATTACACCACTTTTAAGAAAATTATTTATTTTTTTGTTTTGATATTTATTAATACTTTCAACAAATTTTAATAAATATTTATCATAATATTTCGCAATAACTTTATTATTTATTATATCGTTATCTATTTTATAATATTTATCTTGTTTATGTGATATTTTATTAGAAAATTTAAGTAATTTATATATGTAAGGACTAATAGATTGTATTCTTAATTTTTTTTCTATTAGTTTGTTTTTAATATTTTTTTCTTCTATGTCATTATATCCTTTTTCCAGTTTGTTTAATATTTTTTTATCATAATTATTTTTTGCAATTATTTTATTTGGATATGATATTAAATTTTTGCTTGTTGTTATATCTTTTCCACTTTTTACTATTGTTATATCATTATTTTTTAATTTTATTTTCCATATAGTTGATTTATTATCTTCATTTAAATATTCTAATATCGTTTTCATTTATTTAAAGTATATAAAAATAAAAATTGATTATTTTAAAGTTTATATAATTATAAAAACATAAGTTAATAAATTAACTGTTAAGATTAATGAATTTATTAACCATATTATAACTTTTGATAACGTTGATGATATTTTAAATATTTGTAAAACACAATCTGAAAAAGGTTTTATTTTTGAAAGATTATTTGATATTGTTATTACAGTTATTTTCATAAAATTAAAACATATAAAAAATTGAATAATTATTACCTAAAATTAATCAATAATTAAAAAACTTTCACCGTAGCCATTTTGGCTCAAGTGTATTAAAGTACAGATTTTGATCGTGCTTTGATTACCCGAGACTTCTTGTCTCAAACCATTCAATTCTCTTTCTATCTCTTCGGTTGTTTGCTCAGTTATCGGAAAGCTCCGGAAACATCGCCAGCATGACCGAAGCAATCACATGTGACGTTGGGGGGGTATCTGCCAAAACCAACACAATCGACAAAGAAGTCAACGAACTCACGGATCTGTCCAACCAAATTGTCGATCTCGCTATAAGAGCAAAAAGCAAACTTTATATTTTCATCCAGGCGAACGAAGAACTCTCTTATGAAGATTCCATGTATATTCACGAAAACACCGAAGGTGTCACAGTTCTCGCGGATGACTTAAAAGAACGCGTCTCATGTGCTATAAAATTAGCAGGTCAAATCATTAAGTACTCCGAACGCGATGGACTTTCGGAAATATGCAGAAAAGACTGCATTGAAAGAATCAAGAAAAACCTCTCCCGACTCTTCAATAAGATCAAAAAGACCAAATCAAATCTCGTCGCATTGATCAAAAAGATAGAAGCATACGAAATTCTTGAAGAAATTAAAAAAATTGAGTCACTGTTTGAAGAGTTGGATGACTTGATAACACATAACGACGGCAGCGAAGACAGCGAAGACGAATTCGACGTATTAATTTCAGCCTTATCGGACAAGTTGACCGCTTGATTTTTGGAAAAAGCACTAACTTAGTTAGCACTGTACAGGTGTGCTCAATTTCGCGAGTTTATCGTTAGCCTTTTCTCATTGTTTCACTCGCTTAGTATTTTGTTAACCTTTTCTCATTGTTTCACGTCCTTAGTGTTTTGTTAGCCTTTTCTGTGCAAAAATTCCTCATAGTTGATGTTACTAAATTTTGTTCAATTGCAAAAATATTAATTTTAAATTTTTGCAATTGAACAATGTAATAATAACTAAATATTACAGTTATTTTCACAAAAAGTTTACAAACTTAAAAAAATTTGACTTTATATAAATATGTAAAATCGAACTGTAAAAATAAACGCTTCTATCAATATATACATATAATGACATAAATAAAATATAAATAATAAATAGGACTTATCCCGTTTGAGTTCTTTAAAAAAAGTTATTATTTTTTTGAAAAAATTGAATCAAAAATTTGATTATCAAGAAATAAAAACTTTTTCATAACGGAATAGAAGTTATTGATGAAAAAAAGTTGTATAAATTTATTTTTTTATTATTTGTTTATTATTGTCAATTTCACAAAAATAATTACAGTAAAATAAAACAATTTTTTTTTTAAAATATTATAATATTAGCATATACTTTTTTAAAATTGTTTTAACTGTAATATGTATATATTACAAATTTTATAAATGAGGTAAAAATATAAGTAAAATTATATAATATATGTATATATTATATAATTTTAAATCTATAAAAAATTGATATTTTAAAATCTTAATTTAAAAATATTATTACTATATTATATTATGGAATATACTAATATAGAATATATATTAAATGATATAATTACTAAATCTAATACTTCTAATATATATAATATTAAAAGTATAGTAGAAAAAGTTAGTGTTAGATTATGTCACAACATATCATTAAAAGAGGTATATGAATTAATAGCGGAAGTATGTATTAATATGTCTACAATAGATCCAATATATTCATTATTAGGTGGAAATATATTAATTTATTATTTACATAGTGTTTCACATGATACATTTTTTAAAAAAGTTAAATATATGAAAGAAAATGGAGGATTAATAAATGATACATTTTATAATTATGTTGAAAAAAATAAAAATTTTTTAAATGACATAATAAACTATAAAAATGATTATAAATATGATTATTTTGGATATAAAACACTAGAAAAATCATATTTATTAAAAGTGGATGGTCAAATAATTGAAAGCCCTCAAGATTTATTATTAAGATGCGCTATAACGCTTCAGATTAATAATAATTCTGATATCGAAAAAACATACAGGTACATGTCAGATTTTTATTATATACATGCAACCCCAACATTATTTAATTCTGGTCTTAAAACTATGCAACTTTCGTCATGTTATTTATTAGGTGTAAATGATGATTTGAATGATTTATGTAAGTCATTTGCTGGATGTGCTCAAATATCTAAATGGTCTGGAGGTATAGGAATCCATCTATCGGGCATTAGAGCTAATAATAGTAAAATTAAAGGAACTAATGGTATTACGAATGGAATAGTTCCTTTAATAAAAATATATAATGATTTATCAAAATGGGTAGACCAAGGGGGTAAACGACAAGGTTCTATATGCATTTATTTAGAACCTCATCACCCAGACATATTAGAATTTTTAGAATTACGTAAAAACTATGGTAGTGATACGGAAAGAGCTAGAGATATTTTTTTAGCTTTATGGGTTTCTGATCTTTTTATGGAATATGTAAATGATGATTTGGACTGGTATTTATTTAGTCCAGATGATTGCCCTGGTTTAAATAATGTATACGGTGAAGAATATAAAAAACTATATAATAGTTATATTGAATTAAAATTAGAAAGAAAAATAATAAAAGCAAGAACAATATGGTCTGCCGTTATTTCATCACAAATAGAAACAGGGATGCCTTATATAAGTTTTAAAGATACCGTAAATAATAACAGTAATCAAAAAAATATAGGTATTATTAAATCGTCTAATTTGTGTAATGAAATAGTACAATATTCCGATAATGACGAATACGCCGTTTGTAATTTAGCATCAATTAGTTTAAAATCATGTATTGATAATTATGATAATTGTGAATTAAATACAATTATCATATATGAAAAAGAAAATTGTGTTTTTTGTGATTATGCTAAAAATTATCTGAGTAATAAAAATATTAAATATAATGTAATTGAGTTTTCTACCGAAACGGTAAATAACTTAAAAAAAATATTAAATAAAGAAAATATTACATTTCCTCAAATATTTTTAAATACATTAGATACATATATAGGTGGTTGGAATGAACTTTACAATTATATAATAGGTAAATTTAATTTTAAAAAATTATATGATATTTCGTATTTAGCAACTGTAAATTTGAATAATGTAATCGATATTAATTATTATCCTGTACCAGAAACTAAAAAATCAAATATGGCACATAGACCCATTGGATTAGGAATACAGGGTTTAGCAGATACGTTATCGTTATTAAAAATTCCATTTGATTCAGAAGAATCAATTAAGTTAAATGCAAAGATATTAGAAACTATATATTTAGGATCAATGACAGCATCTAATGATATTGCTAAAGATAGATCTATTAAAATTAAAATATTGGTAAAGGATTTAATTGAAAGAAATATAAATTTTCCAGATACCGATTATTATGACTGTAATTATGAAATATCAAATATATTATATCATATGTTAAGACCTACCAAAAATGAACTTAACTCGAGAGAAGGATATTATAGTACATTTCCAAATTCTCCATTTTCTAAAGGTATTTTCCAATTTGATTTTTACCCAAATACAAATTTAATATATCCAGATAGATGGAAAGAATTAAAACAAAATGTAATTAAATACGGTACTAGAAATAGTCTCTTAACTGCTTTGATGCCAACAGCATCAACTAGTCAGATACTTGGTAATAATGAATGTTTTGAACATTTTACTAATAATATATATACTAGAAAAACACAAGCGGGTGATTTTATTATGATAAACAAATATTTAGTAAATGATTTAAAGAATTTAAATATGTGGGATATAGAAATTAAAAATACTATAGTATCAAATAATGGTTCTATCCAGAATATAAAAAAAATACCAAATTGTATTAAATTAATGTATAAAACTATATGGGAAATAAAACAAATTTGGGTATTAAGAAACTCTAGAGCAAGAGCTCCTTTTGTAGATCAATCACAATCGATGAATATATTTTTTAGCGAACCCGATTATCAAAAATTAACATCTTCTCATTTTTGGGCATGGAGAAATAAATTAAAAACTGGTATGTATTATCTTAGATCAAAACCAGCAATAAACCCAATACAAATTACAATCGATCCAAATATGATAAATAATATAAATGTTGAAGAAGAAAATATTTGTTTAAATTGTTCAGGATAAAATATAAAAATTAATATATATATATTTATTTTTGTTATAATTTATATAAAAGTTATATATATATAATATTATATATATAATAATGGCTACGCATACGAAAAAACATATAAAACACGTATATGATAGAGAATTGATTATATGTAATGGGCAAAAAGATGAATATTATGCTTATGTAATAGAAGCAAAAGGAAATGCTAGATTTGAAGTTAAAATATTAAAATCTAGTTTAGTTATAATAGCAAAAGCATCGGGGAGAATAATTAAAGGACCTAATAAACAAAAAATTATGAAAAACGATTATGTTTTATTACAAAAAGATTTATCATCTAGTGAAGATAAATATTATATTATTCATAAATATACACAAGATGACATTAAAAAACTTAAAAAATCTAATGAGCTTATTATATTAAATAATTCTTTAAATGATGACAACGAGAGTACATTGGAAAGAACAGTTACTAATATATTATTCGAAGGCGATGATAAAGAAATAATACAAACTGTTGAAATCGATGATGATTATATATCAAATATATAATCATTTTTACTAATAAATATATATATATATAATATTATATGGTTAAAATATTAACATGGAATATTTATTGGATGGCTATGACAAATTCAACCGATAATAAAAGTTTACTCGGTAATGTATGTAAAAATAATAAATGCAAAAAAAATATAACTAATTTTATAATTGAAAAATGTAAATTAAATTATAAATTCATAACATTACAAGAATCTTCAAATTATGAATATATATTAAAACAAATGGAAAAAAATAATATTAATAATTATTCATATTTTCAAAGCGCTGACATTGATTCTATTATAACTTTTTATCCTAAACGATATGAATTAATAAATAGTTATAAAAATGTTATTATTAGACATAGACCATATCATATTTTATTACTAAAAAGTAATAAATATTTTTATATTATAATAAATTTACATAACGGGCATGGCATAACAAAAGAATTATTGATATCAAGAATATCAGAAGGACTTAATAGTATATTGAATATAAATATACCTATTACCAAAAACAATATTAAAATTTTGATGATGGGGGATTTTAATGATAATAATAGATATGATTATTGGAAAGGATTATTACTTTTTAAATATTATAAAGGACCATATTTATTTTTAAATAATATAATTATTAAATCAATAAAACCAATAAATTCATGTTGTTCTGGAGTATATAAATTAAGAAACACTATATATGACGATAAAATGTATGGTGATTATGTTTTAACATATGGTATTAATATAAAAAAATATTATGTATCGAAAACATTTGAACCAAATGCAAATATATATCCTACCTCGGATCATTTACCAATTACTATTTCCATTGATTGAATAATCAATAATTATATATATATATATAATTATTGATTATAGAAATATACGTTATATTATATATAATTATATATATATATGTCTAATATTAACATAAATTTTGAAAAAAATGGAAAAATATTTCCATCATGGGTAATGTATAATTTTAAACAATTTATTTTACCTAAAATAATAATAAAAGATGGCGTAGATCCATGCAATTTAAAAAATGAAGATGATTTAACTTTATATCAGCAATTTATAGGAGAATATTTAAATTATCAATCTCAATTCATCGATATATTATTATATCATGGTGTTGGATCTGGTAAAACAAGAACAGTAATAAATTTATATAATATTATATATAATTTTACTTCTGAAATAAATATTTATTTATTAATACCTGCTTCTTTACATCAAGATCCTTGGATGAAAGAACTTAAATTGTGGTTAAAAAAAGAAGATTTTGATAATAGATTATCAAAAATAAATTTTATACATTATGATGCCCCTAACGCTGATAAAAAATTTTTAGAAGCTATTAAAAAAAATGATGTAAATAAACAATCTATATTCATAATTGAAGAAGTTCATAGATTTATTAATAATGTTTATAATAATATATCATCCAACAGTGGAAAAAAAGCACAAACTATATATAATTATATTATTAATCAAAAAATAAATAATCATAATACACGAATAATTTTATTATCAGCAACACCCTTGGTAAATAAACCATTCGAGTTTGCCTTATTATTTAATTTACTTAGACCAGATAGTTTTCCGTCTTCAGAACGTTTATTTGAAGAGTTATTTGAATCATCTAATGAAAAAAATAATAAAAATATGTTTCAGAGAAGAATATTAGGATTAGTATCATATTATGTTGGTGCTACCCCTGATAAATACGCAAAAAAAAAGTTTCATTCAATAAATATACCTATGGATAAATATCAAGAAAATATATACCAAATATATGAAGATATAGAATTAAAAAAAGAAAAAATGAGAATAAAAATGAATAGAGGGAAAATAAATAACAATAAAGATTCTACTTATTTATCATATACTCGACAAACTTGTAATTTTGTTTTTCCTCACATTTCTGACAAAATAAACGGAGAAACTAGACCACGTCCATCTATGTTTAAATTGAAATATAATGATATCAAATTACTTGATGAAAATATTATAAATGATGAAACTGCCAAAAAAAACGAATTAAATGAATATATGAATAGTATCGATATATTTATTAAATCATTAATTAAATATTTGGTAAATATTAAAAAATCTGATAATAATCATACAATATATGATGATATTAAATCATACGAAACGCAATACAATTACGATTTTGATAATTTTTACAAGTCCTCGAAAAAAAAAAGCAATTTATTCAATGAACTTTATAAATTAAGTCCAAAATTTATAAAAATAATATTTAATATTAAAAGTAGTAAAGGTACCGTTATGATATATTCAAATTATGTATTAATGGAAGGTTTGCAAATATTTAAAATATATTTAGAATTGTTTGGGTTTATTAACATAAATTCAGACACGTCCTTGGATAAAAATAAATTAAATCCATCTATTAAACTAAATACGGATTATTTAAGATATTGTGAATTCCATGGAAAAATAAATAAAGATGTTAGGACTGAAAATAAAACAATATTTAATAATGAAAAAAATAAATATGGTAAGTATTGTAAAATTATTATGATATCTCCAGCGGGATCGGAGGGGATTACATTATCCAATGTAAGACAAGTTCATATAATTGAACCTTATTGGAATGAAGTAAGAATTGAACAAGTTATAGGGAGAGCTGTTAGATTTTGTCAGCATAAAGATTTACCATTGGATGAAAGAATTGTCGATATATATAGATATAAAATGACTAGAAATAATAATAACGAAACAACCGATGAAAAGATTGAAGAACTTGCTAGAAATAAACATAATATTTTACTAAATTTTTTAAATTTAGTAAAAGAAGCAGCTGTTGATTGTGAATTATTTAAAAATCATAATATGATAAACACGAAATATAATTGCTTTAACTTTTCTCAAGAAGCTTTATTAGATAATTCATTAACACCTGCATTTAATAAAAATTTATTAATTGATAAAAAGTTAAGCGATGGGCTAAATGCAGTCAATTCCCAAGTTAAAACTATTAAGGTATACAAAATATTAGCAGTTAAGTTATTGAATATAAATGTATATTCTAAAGAAGAACCATATTGGTTTGATTATGATAGTGGTATTATATATGATTATCATTTAAATTTCCCAATAGGAAAAATATTAAAATTTGATAATAACTATAAAATGATCGGTGTTGGTATTTATATAATCGATACATCTATATCATATATCTAATTAGCTTTAAATACTAGCCAATTTTTTAACATTATCAATAAAAAAAGAGTTATCAGTTTTATGATTTTCTGAATTTTGGATATTATATTCTTTACTTGTTTCGTACCCCTTATTAGATATTCCCGTCTCTTCATTGAATCTAGGGCTATTTAGATTATTAGTGGATGAATATAGAGGGTTAAGCATAGCAGCCTGTTCGTTGAATCTGGGACTATTTAAGTTATTGGCAGAAGGATTTTGAGAATTATTTAAATTAGCCATAGACTGATATTGAGGATTAAGCATAGCTGATTGTTCATTAAATTGAGAAGGATTTTGAGAATTATTTAAATTAGCCATAGACTGATATTGAGGATTAAGCATAGCTGATTGTTCATTAAATGGAGAAGGGTATTGAGAATTGTTTAAATTAGCCATAGACTGATATTGAGGATTAAGCATAGCCGATTGTTCGTTAAATTGAGGATTAAGCATAGCCGATTGTTCATTAAATGGAGAAGGGTATTGAGAATTGTTTAAATTAGCCATAGACTGATATTGAGGATTAAGCATAGCCGATTGTTCGTTAAATTGAGGATTAGGAATACCTGATTGTTCATTAAATGGAGAATTGTTTAAATTAGCCATAGACTGATATTGAGGATTAAGCATAGCCGATTGTTCGTTAAATTGAGGATTGTTTAAATTATTGTTATTTAAACCTACTTGATTATTATGTGGTTGAATATTATTAATATTGTTCATATAGTCTTTACCAAAAATAGAACCAATGTTTCTGTTATCAGTATTATTGAGATAACCATTTTTGTTATCGATATCATCGAACATCTTTTTATATAATGCATCTTCGGAATCGGACATATTAGGATTGTTTCCTTTTGTTTTTTTACTTGTATGTTTACTTGTATGTTTACTTGTATATTTACTTGTATTTATTATACGGGTACCTGACATTATCATAATATAATATAACTGAAAAAAAAAATATTATAATATTATAATAAATTATTTTTTATAAGTTACATATTTATTTTTTAAATTATTATATTTGTTTTGTAATTCATCATATTTAATTCTTAAATCGTTGTGAGATGATATTTTATTATTTAAATCATTTATTTTATTTTGTACTTTATTATTTACATCATTTTTTATTTTATTTTCAGCCTCTTCTTCAGACATTTTAGAATATAATATACTATTGTTTAATTGCACTGACCAACTTAAATCTCCATTAGATAATTTTATATATCGGTTATGTGGATCTTTTAATTCATATTTTCCACCTAATCTAAACTTATTATTATTATTCGAATCTTTTATAAAATATCGGATATGGGTATTATAAGGAACTGTGTTAATATCTTCAACCTTTTTATACCCTTTAAGTTTATTTTCTATATCCTGAGCAGTAAGCATATCTTGATGCGTATATTCTGGTTTTATATAATTATATTTTTTATCTGGCATTATTAACTTATATTACTTTATAATTAATGAATATTTATATTATTTTTATTTAAAATATTTATAGAGAAATAGTATAATATTATACTATTATATGTTATTCAATTGGTATACAAAATATAATAATAATAATTATACTTACGATCCTCTTTTAATAAATAAAGATATATTAATTACTAAATTAAAAACGAATGCTAACGAATCTAACATTGATTATAAAATATCAGTGCTTGAACAAAATTATTACGACAAGATTGATAATATCAAATTATTATGTAACGATAATAATAAAATCAATGAAATAAAAAAACAAAATAGTTATAATATATTAAAACAAGAACTAGAAATAATAAAAACACTTACCAAATATACAAGAGAAAATAAAATTATTAATTATGATTTTATAATAGAATGTCTATCATTCATTCTTATTTTAAGCGATACTTTAAAAAATAGAATAAATCAAAAAGATATTGAAATAATAAATAAAATTAAAACAACACAATTTCCTGGTAGTATAAATAGATGTTCTTACAAATTTTGTGATTTTAAAGAGAAATGTATTTATAATTACGATGACTCTATAAGAAAAATATGTTATCAAGATCATTATGTCCATAATATGGTTTCGTCTGATATAAAAAATTTAATAAATTTTATTAAAAATATTAATAAAACTTCGGAATCATCAATTATGGTTTTAAAAGAAATAATAAAAACAATCAATACATTAAGTTTTGTAATAAGTCATATGGAAACTGAATTAAATGCAAAATGTTTTAATATTAAAGAAAATGAATGGGAGCAATATCACAAAATAAAAAAATGAAAAAAATAATATTAATATATAAACAAATATATTGATATCTAATATATTAATCATGGATAATCTCTTCAACAATGTTAACAAATTATGCAAAGATATAGAAAATATATCAAATATTTCTATTATTGAACAAAAAGGAATTTCAATAAATTATGAAATTCCTACATTATTAAAAGCAATAAATAAATTATTATCAAATGATGTGGTTGGTATTAATTATTATAATAATAATATAGAATATTCTAAAAATAATAGTATATGTGAAGTATGTAAAAGAAAAGGGTGTTATATGATAAATAATAAAAAATATTGTTGGTTTCATTCTCAAATTATTTAATTTTTATTTAAAAAATTATATAAAGAAAATAATATAATATTATATTATTTTCTTTATATAAATTGAATGTAATTATATATGCTAGAATATTTACTAATGTTTAAATGCGCATGAATTTCCTCTATTACAGTATCCCATTTTCCAATGTTTACATATTGTCTTTTTATAATTATGGTTGACTGATGTTTTTGAATATATTATTGAATCTTCTAGTAATGGAATATCAACTTTATCCGATGTTGGTGTTCCCGTGCTATTAGATATTTCATCAATAAATTCAAGCCCTGGTGGTGGAGGCAATAAAAAAGTTTCATTATTATCTGTATTAATAATAGTAATATCATTATTTGGAACAATAGTCAAATTATTTGTAACACCTATAAGGATTTTGTTAATAGTTTTATTAATATCATTCAAAAACGAATAATTTACATTATCATTCATTAAAATATTAATTTTTATTGAGATATTTTCCATTATTTTCTTGTTAGATTCTTCGTTTAAATCTAAGTGTTCACTTTTTTCTAAAATATTTGTAATAATATTTTCCTTAATTAATTCAGTTATAAAACTATTATTAAGATAAATAGCCATTATTCTTAATAAAAAGTAACTATATATTAGTATTTTGACGATAAATATGTGTATCTTCTGATGATAATATTCTATATATATATTTATTCATATATATAAAAAATCAATTTTTTATGAAAAAGAAAATTAACTGTAAATTTAAAATATATAAAGATTATATAATAAATCAAATTATAATGCCAGGCGGATTATTACAATTAGTACAGAAAGGTAAAGAAGATGGTGTATTGATAGGAAATCCAGAAATAACTTTTTTTAAATGTCTTTTTAAAAAACATAATGATTTATATATTTTTCAATCGGATAGTGTATTGGGAAAACATACATATAATAAAAAATATACACACACTATTCATAAAAAAGGAGACTTGTTATATAATTTATATTTTAAAGTTGAGATACCTTTCTTTACACTAAGTAACGAATCAACTAATACTATTATACAATATTCTAAACACAATATTAATTCTTTGAAGATAATTTACAAGGATTTTACATCAATAGTAGTTAATAATAATAATGAATGGTTTATCTATCCGATTAATATGCTTACAAATAAACATTTATTGAATAACAATATTACAATAATTGATAAAAAAATAAAGAAAATACTAAATTTAGATATTGATAATGATACATTTTCTATAATATTACCAAATATTAGTAATACTAATCAAATAACCAATGATATTATTTTATATATGAATTTCTGGGAACAAAAATGGTTACTTTATATTATTGATAATAAGATTAATAATCAATTATTTACTAATATAAGTTTCTATAAAAACATATTTAATTCGATTTCTGAAATATTTTATAATACATATCATAAAATAAATGATAAACATAATATTTTTATTAATTCTAATAAAAAATCAGAAATTAACCAATATTTTTCATATATAAATAATTTAGTTAATGATAATGATGAATTTGATATAGATATTTCTTACATGTATTGTATCGAAAAAAATTTAAAATTTAACGATTATATAAATAATATTAAATATAATCCATTAATATTACTCATAATATTAAAATTTCTATATTCACCAGATCAGACGTTTAGTTTTTGGAAAAAAAATATTATAAAAAATAATAATGAAATTATAGATGGTATCTTATTAGAAGAATTTTATTATTATAAAAAAGAGTGGAAACAAAATTTAGATAAAATAACAGATAATATATTTAATAATTTTAACTTACCTATAAATTTAGATAATACTATTTTAGATTATTTTAAAAATGAATATTTTAATTTATTGAATACGGTAATAAATTTATATAGTAATATTAAAATTAATAATTCTATATCATTGTACATAAAATTAAAAAGATTTGCCGATAGATTTATAAAAATACCATACACTACTATTAATTTTAATAATTATTATATAACTAACGAATATAACGATACATATAATTATATAGAAACCTTAACAGAAATTAACAATTATGAAAAATTAATAACTAATTTTAATAATTTAGACACGGATGACATAACGTTAAATTTAAATCCGATGAATATGGAAAATATCTATTGTGTGATAGCGTATGAATTAATTCAGTATATCATTGATGAATTTAATCTTACTTATAATAATATTTCATGTTTTGTTTTGTGGAGAAATTGTATAATAACTAGAATATATAAAAAATTTTTAGATAGTAGAGATATTGAAAAAGCTAATAATTATTTATTCACCTATAATGAAAATAGATCAAATATTTTCTATTATTCAATTTATCCAACAAATTTATTTTTATACGACGATTTTATTTATTCTTTTTATGAAATGTTTTTTAAAAATAGTTTTATATGCAGTATAAGCGATAATATATTAATAGTTGATCTGTTGAATAATATTAATGATATACATATAAATAATTCAAATATAATTAATGGAATCATTGAAAATAAAATTATAGAAAACAATAAAAAAATGTATGAATTGTCCATATTAAATAATTATTTTGTTGAAAAATATGATTATATACACGATATAGAAAAAAATATATTATATATTAAATATGATAACAATTACAATAAATCATCATTAATTAATATTTATAACAACACCGAGTTGATCAACTACAACAATATTACATACATTTATAATAATGTTTTTAATACAATGTCACTAACTATTTATTTAACTGATGTAATAACAATAGATGTCTTATCAATTACAGTGGAATATATTAACCAAGTATATATTTTAAATTTTATAAATGATATTGTTGAATCTTCAAGACATATAGATAAACACACATATGTTTTAATAAAAAAAAATAATCATATTATATTAGAATCAAATATTATAGATAAATATAGCATATTAATAAATAACAACGTAATTAATTACAATATACATTTTTTAAATATATTATATACCAACGGTGATAATAAAAATATTCACGTAAATTTAATAAGAAATGATAATATATTCAGTTTAAAAGACGAATATGGTAATATCATAGAATTACCAATTGATTATGTTGATATAACAGAAATATCTATACAATCACATAATACTTTTATAGACAATATAATTACTGATTTTATTATAAACTATGATAATACTATTATATTGGATAATTTAGAGCCATTTTCTTATTATTATTTAGTTAACAAACACAATTATAAAAATATGACAAAATTAATTTCCGTAAAAAAAAATATATATTACTCAGATAATATATTAACACATGTTAATACATCTGATAATATTGACAATACTTATAATATTGTTTATTATGTAATAACTTATTATAATAACATAACTGGATTAGAATCGTTATCTTCTAATATATATTCGTTTTATACTAAAACAAATATACCATTTATTGAGATGAGCATTAATATTGAAACGATTCCTGGGGAATACGATAGTATAAATATATATAGATGTAATGGTACAGATCAATATTACTATAAATTAAGTAATATAACAAATTTAAATAATAATTTTATTGATATATATGATGACTATAATTTAGTACAAGTATATAATAATAAAATATTATATATCGGAAGTGATTCACTATCATATGATTTTACTAATGTTATATCTGTTTTAAAAATAAATTATAACCTTAATAAGACATACAAATATAAAATTACGTATTATAATAGTAAAACCAATATAGAGTCTCTCCCATCTAAAACTTATATTTATAATATTAATTTACCTATAACATTTAGTATTAATGTTAATATACCGAATAATTATGATAAAATTAACATATATAGAACTAAAAATGAAAAAAATATTTTTTACAAAATAAAATATAATAATGAAAACATATTTATTGATAATAATGAAGATGATACATTAGTGGAAGAATATATTCCTTATGTAATATTACAAATTAGAGAAAAGAATATTGTACCTAATTTAAATTCTTTTATTAGTCATTCTACCGATTTAACGTTTAAAAATGATAAATCACTAACTGATTTAAGTGATTTCGTTTTCAATACTAATTTCATTATGGTAAATGATATATCAAACCCAACGTTTTTATATATGTATAATATACCATTTAAAATATGCAACAACTCTAAAATAACAATTAATAATATAAAATTAGAATATATAATCCCCGTTGCTTCGAAACAATTTTTTATATATAACGATGATATAGAAACAAATAAATTCAAAATATCTGAACACACATTTAATCCGTCATTTGATATATTTGGTATAAATACAGAATACTTAAAAAATAACACTATTTCAAAAAATATTAATAATATTATAAAATCTTTGGAAAATTTAATTAATAGTAATATTGATTATGATACAATTATCAAAACAATGATTCATTCCAATAATGAATATATAAATACTTTTAATAATTTAATTAAAAAATACAATGGATCTACTTTTTCAAATATATTAAAAATGTTACCATCAATTAATAAAATAAATAATGGAGCTGAGTATGTTTATTATGATTTACTGACATATAATAATGATAATTATTATAATTATAATCATTATGCTTTTAATTTTTTTCAAAATAATTATGATATCTTTACTTTTCAAAACACAACCATTAAATTTTTAACACCTGTATACTTAGGATATAAAAGTAAATATAAATTATCAAGTGATGTTGAGAAATATTTATTATCGGTTCCTGTATTATTTGACAATAATATTAATTACGTTAATAATAATATTGATTATATTACTAAATTTAATTATTTAAATTATAACATTAATTCATTATCCAGAATTGAATTAGAAAAGGAAAAAATTAATACATTAAATATAGTTAATACACTATCTATACAATTATTACATCCATTAATCACTAAAGATAATATATTAGAAATTATAATAAATGAGAAAAAACATAAAATTAATAAAATACTTAATGATAATAACGTAATAATAAATGATTATAATGATTACGTTAATGACACTACTTTAAATAATGCTAATCTAGTTTTTAATGATAATAATAAATATTTTTCATATGGTGGTATAATAAATATAAATACTGATGAATTTAACAATATTGGTAATAAATTAATATTAATGGATAATGATAAAATAATAAATAATTATAATATACACGACAATTCCTTAATAATTACAAATCCTAAAGAAATAACTTTGGATAATAATAACTTTGTTGAAAAAAATATTGATTTCATAAATCAATATTTTATCAGATATACCGATAAAAAATATTTTTATAGCATAGAAATAAATTATTCGAAATATAAATTATTTAATCATACCGATGTCCACTTTTTATATAATAATACTTATATTAAAGGTAAGTATAATTATATAAATGAATATAAGGGTATATTAACATTTATTTCTGATTATAATGTATATTTTTTTAATAATTACATAATATTTAAACTGTATGATGATATATTTGAAACATTAGAATATATAGAAAAATATATTATAATAAAACATGAGGATATATATTATGAATATCATGATAGTTATAACATACTCGATAAATCCGATATATTATCTATTAATAATAACTTATGTAAAATAAGTGACATTATTAAAATTACAAATTCTGGTAATAATATATATTATTTTACGAATAAACTTATAACATCTTTAATAATTTATTATAATGTTGGTTTTTTTAAAAAATCTGCTTTATATATCAATAAAGAACTAATTATTAATCAATATGGTATTAAGTATAATGATTTTATAACCATGTATGATAATTCTTATTATATTTTAATTATTAATTATAATGATAATTATATAAATATTCTTACTATAAATGATTTAATAAAATTAAATTTGGTCAATAATTATCACCATTGGGTATATAAAAAAAAATACCTTAATTTTATAAAAATTAATATAAATGATAATAATATATCTAATTTACCTAAAAATTCATTTTATATGCTAGAAAATAAAGAAATATATTATTATTCAAAAGGAATGTTTAATATAAATAATAGAACACCTTTACCTAAATTAATTAAAGAGGTTTATTTAATAGATAATCAATTATTCGATGATGATATAAAATTACAATATAGAATTAATAAAACAGTAGAATATACGACCAATGATTTATATAAGTCTAATATGATACAATCAGTAGATAGTGTTCAAGACTTATATACAAACTTATTTAATCAAAGTTTTCCAAATAAAATTATAAGAAGGTCTGAATTAGAAGATGATCAGGTATTATACATAGATTCATATTTAGAAAAAAATATAGATACTATAATACAATTTAATTACACATATAAATATAAAGTAAAATATAAAAATTCCATTGATTCAATTGATTCAGTAGAATCAGAAGAAATTGAATACAGAAGTGATGTAAAAATTAATCATACTAACACAATTAAACTTTCTAATTTTACTATTTATGATAATTATAACATTATAGAAATATACAGAACAGAATTTAATGAAAATATATTTTATTATTTGGATAAAATAGATTTGACTGATATTACCGAATATGTTGATAATAATGAATTTACTGCTAATATTCTATATGAAAAAAATATAAATACATCTAATATAAAAATAAAAACTTTTTTTATTAATTATACTTATAAATACCGTATCGTGTATAATAAAAAATATATTACGAAAAATGAGCAAATAATAATGGAAACTTGTATAGATAATATAAACACTGTATTAATAAAAGATATATTACATTTATGCGATATATATCGAACAAAATATAATACTGATATATATTATTTAATAGCTGAGAATATAATACATGAATATATTGATAACTCTAATGATGATTTACTAGTAATTCCATTAGAATTAGAATCTGATTCTATTATATCAAATATTATAATTACTGAAAATGAAAGTATGTATTATTATACATATACATTTTATAATTCCATAACTAGAAAAGAATCCGCGATATCGGCTAATATAATATCATCCAGTACATATAATATAAAACTTTTTAATTTTGATAATTTTGATAAAAAAATATATGATAGTATAAAAATATATCGAACAAAAAACTTAGAATATGATTTTTATTATTTAAGTACAGTATTATCAGAAGAATATGTTGATACAATAAATGATGATGAGTTATCTATATATTATAAAACATTAGATTTAACTAGTATTGTACCGATTTATAATATTTATAAATATAAATATAAAATAACGATTTTATATGATAAATATAATATAACTAATGAATCTATATCATCGAATGAATTAAGTGTAATATTAAATAATGTAATAGGTGTGGGTGATATTATTTTTGATTTTAGTTTGATAAATAAAATACAATATTACGGATTTAATATATATAGAACTAAATTAGATAGTAATGATTTTTATTATTTGGATACTATAGAAAAAACGATGCATTTTTATATAGATAATAAAAAAGATGAAAAATTAATATTATTATATAATAATTTATCCAATAATCGACTTATATATGATTTAAATTTACCAACAGTGAAAATAAATTATCCAAATAAATATATCTATACTTACAAATTTACAATTTCTATAAATAATGTAAATAAGTTTGAATATGATATACCACAAAAAAGTAAATTAATATTACGAGAAGATATTAAAAATGTAATATTAGATTTCACAAGTATTAAAATTAAAGATAATGAAAATATTAATATATATAGAACAAAACGAGATAGTGATAATTTTTACTTTATAGGAACTTATATAAACACCGAAAATAAACAATTCACTGATAATAAAACAGATAATGATTTAATTAATAAATTATCTGAAAGTTTTGATTATAGCATATATGATCTAAATTTTCCAACTAGTGTATATGATTATAATTATAAATATATAATAGTATATTTATTTAATGATGGTAATTCATACATAACAGAAAATTTTATGGTTAGTATAAATTCGGATCCATTTATAAATAATGTTATATTAAATTTTGAAAATATAGAATTCGATAGTTTAACAATATATAGAACAAAAAATAATGATGATAATTATTACATTGTTCCAATTACACCTAATGATAATAAAGTGTATATAGACAATGTCACGGATAATAATTTAAATGATTTATTTTCACAAAACATAGTATTATTAAAAAATACAATTTTATTACCTATAATCGATTTAACATTTAAATATAAATATAAATTTACTAAAGTAAATTCAAATAATAAAGAATCGACAATGTCTGATATAAAAATAGTATATTCATATAGTATAACTACTATTAATATTGTAAAATTATTATTTACAAATAATTTAAATAATTCCACAGATTATATAAAAATATATAGAACGCGTTTGAACGAAGATGTATTTTATTATTTAGATAAAATACTTGATGTTTCCGGTATGTATATAGATAATAAACCAGATGAATTACTAACCAATATTAACGATGACCCTTATAATATAAAGTTATTAAAAATGAATGTAATTAAAAATAAATATATGTATGTTTTCACTGAGGAAAATAATGGCATTGAAACAAATATTTCAGAAAATATAATAATCGATATAAGCGATTCATTGAAAGACAACCCTATGGTAATTGATTTTGAAAATATAACATTTTATAAAATTAATATTTATAGAACCAAACTTAATGAAACTACTTATTTTCAGATAGGCAGTATATATAATAATGAATTAACATTTATAGATAAAGTTGAAGATGATTTAGTAGTTCAACCACTTAAATCAAATTTAAGCGGTAACTATAATAATGATTTACCTATAATTTCACATAACAATAGAAAAATGATTAAATATATCATAGTAGCTTTAGATGAAAATGGTAATGAAAATAGAATGTCAGTTCCTTTAGTAATTGAAACAAATAATGATATTGTAAATTATAATATAAAATTAAATTTTGAAAACGTAAATTATACAAAGTTTAATTTATATAAAACTAAAGCTAACAAGAATATTTACTATTATATAAATACTTTTAAAGAAGATACCAAAGATTATTTTGATAATATTTCAGATGATAAATTGATAAAAGTATTATCTAATTTAATCATAGATTATAATTTAATATTACCATACATATATATTATCAATTGTTTTTATATTTATAATATACAACCAGTAAATCAACCAAATAAAATTTTTACATATAATAAAATATATCTGTCTGATGAAATAACATCAGATAATTCTATAAAATTTAACATTCCTTTGGAATTATTACCTATAAATATTACCAGAAATATAAAAAATAATAAAAACTTATTTTTTGATATAGATATTGGGATTGATTATATAGATTCTATTACTGATGATTTATTGAATATTAATAATACTATTATATATATTAAATCCCCTAATTATATTAACTTAATTAATAATTATTATAATATTTATAAATTTTCATATTTTAATAATATTAATAAAACAGAATCATTGATTTCTAATGAAATAGAAATACGATTAAATAATTTTGCACATAATAATAAAATAACTATTTTTAATATACCTATAACTTATCCTATTAAATATAACAGCATAAATATTTATAAATTTGAAAATAACGAATATAAACTATTAGATAACATTAACACAAATAATTATAAAGATACGGCAACAATTATGGACAATAAACAATTACAATTATTTACATTATATAATAATATTAAAAAATATAAATACAGTTATTTGTTCACATTATACAATACTATTAGTAAAATAGAATCAGTATTACAAAAAAATGAAATCTATACATATAATATTAATAATAATACCCCAGTGCAAATTTACGATATTGATATTAATTTAATTTATAATACTAATTTTAATTGTATAAAAATATATAGAAATAAAATTAACAATAATGATAATTATTATTTTGTCGCTATTACGAATAATAATACTTTTATTGATTATGTAGATGACATATATCTAACGATTGAATATAATAAATTATATTATGATTTTAAATGTCTATCGTATAATAATTATTCATATAAATATATTTTTTCTTCCGATTATGATTATTCTAATATAATTAATGTAAATTTTAATAGTAAAATATCAGATACCAATAAAGTTTATTTAAACAATATAAATCCAGAACATAGAAATATTGATATATATAGATCATTTGATTTTAATGACATATCTAATAATAATTTTAATAACATTTTATATTATGTTGGTGCTACTGATAAAAATAATTATATTGACAATAAACCTGATTATTCTATAGTAGATAAATATAAAATATTGCCTGATAACACCTTTAAATGTGAATCTTTATATAGTTTGAGATGTATATATCATTACATATTTACATATTATAACGATATCTCTGATACCGAAACAATTAATTCTAATATTTTGACTATAGAATTAAATAATTTTATCGAAAATTATGAAAGTATTTCTATGACTAATTTTGGTATTATACCAGAAGAATATACTAAAATTAATATATATAGAACAAAATTAAATAATGTTGATGATACATTTTATTACATAGGTAATACTAATAATAATTATTTTACCGATAATAAAAATGATTCAGAATTATTGGATATATATAATATTAGAGGACCCGATACGTGTGATATATATCCAATTTATGAGGTAAATAAAATAATTATAACATACTATTATAAAATATCTTTTTTTGATAGTACTATGAGAAATAATGAAACATTATTATCGGATTACAAAATAATATCATGTGATTATGAAATATCCGAAAAATTATCCATACGCATATATAATTTATTTTTTCACAAAGATTACGATTCTATAAAAATTTACAGATCTATAGGAGATTTAAAAAAGTACTATTGTATCGGTATTACAAAATTAACTTCATTTGTAGATAATATTATAGATGGGTTTTCACTTAATAAAAATATTTTAAATATATCACCAAATTATTCTCTTAGCATGTTTAATAATTCCATATATATCCCTAAAAAATTTACCCCAGGTAAAACTACTAATTTTAATATCAATTATACCGTTAAAATAAATTTAGAAGATATAGATGTAAATTCCGAATTGGTGATAATATATTATAATAATGATATTATTTTAACTAATGAATCCGTGAATAATTTAAATAATGAATATATTAAACTGGGTATATTATACATAAATAATATATATTCATTAAATCCATATATAATCATAGACGAAAATAATATGATTTCCATACATAAAACATTATTAAAAAATAATGAAATTCAATTATGGAAAATAAATATACGTACAGACGTTAATGAATTATATACAGGTGTTTTTATTGATCATTTATATATTTGGACAATGTATTCAGATCGATACGATTATGTAACTAATTATTTAAAATATATATTAGATGAAAATAGTATATTTATAAATCAACCCATTAATGATATAATTATAAATTCTTCATATAATTTACTATATTATGATTATAGATTTTTTACTAAAAACAATAATATATTAAGTATATTAACAAATCAATATGAAAAAGATCCTAAAAAATTAATAGTATTTGATAAATATTATCAAAATTTTTGCGATACTGGTATGAATTTTATTATTAAAAATAATGATTATAATAATATATTAAATATTAAACCAAAATTAATAATAATCAATAATATAGAAAACATAATTTCAGTAAATATAAAATATTACATCACTGTTAACAATAATATTATTAATATATATTACAGTGATCCTATTATTAGTATAAATAGTACTATTTATGCGTCATATGAATATGCTTATTATATTAATGATAATATTGTTTTACATAAATATAATGATATTTATTTAATATATTCTAAAAATAAATATTTAGAAACAAGTGAAATAATTTTATTAAATAATTGTTTTTTTAAGATAATGGGGTTAAATGCTAATGATGAATCGTATACGGCTATGTTAATTAATAATAGTAATTTATTAAACAATACTTTTACTGGATATTATACATTTGGTAATATTGTAAATAATAATAATAAAAAGATTCCTAATAATTTAAAAATAGATACTAGAATGATATTCTATAGTGAAAAAAATATTAATCAAAGGGAAATATATTTCGATAACGAAACAATTAATTTATCTGACAAAAATATAATTACAAATAATATATTCATGTTTTCAAACTCAGGTTCGTACGTTGATATGTATTACCAAAATAATGAATTATATGTAATTGACAATTATGTAAAAATAAAAAACTTTGATTTATTAATATATAATGATAATAATATATTATCAGTTAATAATATCAACAACGGACAGATAATATTTGAAAAATTAACTTTTTTTGATATACCTGAAGGTAATATAAAGCTTTATTTACCATATCAACCATTTGAAGTATTTTACGTAAATATAGTTAATGGGTTTATTACGAATATTACTTTAAATGATTCTGAATTTGTATTATTGGATACGAAGGAGTATAATAATACAAAATTATATAAACTTATTAATAATACTATATATCATAAAAATAATGTTATAGTACCGATAACAAAAACGTTATGGATAAAATATATAAATACTAATTATTCCTCTTTTTATGACAATATACTGAAAATTCCAAATATTCAAAAAATTGATAATATGATTAATGATTATCCTATTGAAATTACTATAAATAAAATTGGAAATTATTTCGTGTGTGATATAGAATTATTGAATAAATTTATATTTTATTACATGCAACCAGTTTACATATGTGGGGCGTATAATAAAATAACTTATATAAAAATAATAAATGATAAAGGTTTTATATTAAATTTTAAATATAACATAATATCCACGAAAACAAAAATAAATTTGATTATATCACCATACATAAAAAATTTATATAATTATTACACTGGGAATAAAATTACATATGAAAATAGAATATCGCCGATATCTAATACATTAAATACTTATAAATTGTTATATTATAAATTAAAAAATGATAAATTAATTAAAGTTGAAGTTTTGGAAATAGTTAATTTTGATACAATTAATAACTTAAATGATGGATATACTCATTTATATTTTTTAAATTACAATCAATTTGATATAAAAACTAAAAAAATAATCAAAATGGAACTGTTGATAGGAAATTATTATTTATTATCCGAAAAAACTGATGTAGATGATATAATATATTTAATAAAATTAGAATCGAATAATAAATTAAAATTTTATACTGATATAATTATTACAAATAATATTTATTATATAAATAAAATAATTGAATGCGTTGTTAATAAGAATTATGAATTTTCGTTATCTAATATGCAAATTAAACAAGTTGAATCGCTTCCTAAAAAAAATAATGATAATATACAAATAATATATAAATATTCAACAAAATTTATAGATAGTATAATTTTTGATAATAATTTATATTATCAAAAAATTCAAATTATTAATATTGATATAAATTTATTAAATGTTATAGATAAAGTATTTATCGATATAGATAAAAATATATATATTAATATAATTGTAAAACAATCTGAAATATTTTTAGTTAGTGAAAAATATATATTATGTGATTTTATCACAGTATATGTATTAATTAATAATAGTATTTTTAAAACAACTAATACATTTATAGATAAAATTAATACCGATACTTTCATATATGAAAAATTAATGAATACGAAATATGAATTATTGCAATTTAACATTAAATTAAAAAAAATAAAAGAAAAAACTTATTATTATTCATTAATAGATGAAAGTGATTATGTAATCGATGATTTAAATATGATGTTTTATAGTATTAACGATAAGTATAATAATGTTATATATATTGGAACAAATTTAATATCGTTTAATGAAAAATATTCAGCCAATCTATTAATTTTAAGTAAAGATATTGAAAATTTTAATGAAAATTATTTATATAAAATATGGTTTAAGCACAGTATTGATAATACTAATTACTTTAATAATATTGTTTTGTTTGATGATTTTGAAGATTTACATGAAAAAATATTTTTAGCGAATAAAAGCACAGTAAGTGAAATATATTATATGAATAAGCCTTGGGAAAATTGGAGTTTATTAAACACTGTAAATAATAGTATACCAGCTAATAAATTTTTGTTTTCTTCTCAAAAAATAATAATTAAATGGGATACTAATTTAAAAATTATAACAGATGATAAAATAGATTGCTGGTATTTAACTAATTATGATTATAATATATTATCCACCTTTATAACAATTATAAATAATTCACCTATCCATTATGAAAATTATATATTTATAAAAAATGTAATTGAACCAAAACTTCATGAAATACTACCATTATGGTTATCAGAACCTTATTTTTTTTTAAATGTATCTCATATAGTAAATGAATTTTTATTAAATGCTTTTGATAATAAAGTATATTTCGATGGTAATAATATACTTTTCTATAATATCGATCCAGTCTATATTAATAATAATATCGAATTAGCTAATTATTTAACTACCGAATATGTTTTTAATAAAGTTAACAATATAGTATATAGAAATAATAACATTAATTTAATTAAATCAGATTTTAATAAACTTGGTTCAATTAGTCCGATTTTTAATAGTTTTGGTACTTCGATACATAAAATTATTAGATCATTGGTAAAATTAGGGGAGCAAATAACTATATTACACTGTGATTGTAATTCATTAAATATTAATAATCATGGATATTTATCATCGTATAAGTATTTTATAGATAAAATGTGTTACAAATATAACAAAAATTACCCTACTGAATTTAAGTTTTTAAATTTTTTCAAAAATAATCAATATAATGATTATTTAATATCAACTAATGATTTAAATATTAAATATATTTCAGAAAATTTATTAGAAGAATATTATATTATCAATTCAGATAATAATATACTTTCAAATTATACAATGGAAGATATAAATAAATATACAATTGTATATAATGATATATCATTGAACATAACTAACAAACTTCATATTATTATTATGAATATTTTTAATTATTTGAATAGTAGTGTAAATTTAATATCAAAATATTCATATAATAACAATAGAATAGATTTTTATGTAAACCAATTATTATCGTATGATTCTTTTATTATAATGAAAGAATCGAGTGAATATATAATAAATAATTTAACATTAATAGGTATTCAAAATAATCTTAATGATGATATAAATATATATAATTTTAACATCATAAACGATATAGTAATTAATACTAATAGGCTAACCATATATAAAAAAAATACTAATAATTTAGTATTCATTAATAATTTTATTATTGAAACAAACGATATCATGATAATAAAATATAATATATCCGTTAATAATTATCATTTTATTGATGATACATATTTTTTTATTTTTATTAATGATATAAATTATGTATTAGATAACACCTATATTCAGATAGATAATAAAACATTTCCTCTATATATATCATCAAAGAATGAGTATTATATTACACATAATTTAAAACTTGATATAACTAATATAGTATTATTTAACAATATTTCATTAAATAAATCTTATAAGGTATATAAATTTACTACAATCAAAGATATATTTTATAAAAATACATATACGTATATATTATTTAATACAGATATATTATTTATTGAAAATAATACAGAAATACAAATTTCTAATAACATATATAAATTATATTATGATTACGAAGATGCTAATTATTACATAGATTATTCAATACAATTAAATAATAACATGGAATGTCAATATATTAATACTACAAAATTTAATATTTTTGAAAATGATTTTACTATATATCAAGGTATTCTTAATGAACCTATTTTAAATTATTTTGAAAAAACAATAGATTATCAATTTTTATACAATGGGGAAAAAATTAATATTATTGATATGAATATAAGAAATAATAATATTATAGATTTTACAGTAAATGAAAAAATAAATGGAAATGAAATTAAAATAATCTATACAAATAAAATAGGTATTGATATTATTAGTAAAATTAAAAAATGTACTTTTTTAAATAAATATATATATTCACTCAATAAAAATATACCAATATCAGATAATACGAAATTAATATTATTTGAGGGAGTCCTTAATATTGATAAAATTATTGATTACCTTGGTTTTGAATGTTTTAAAAAAGATAGTAACACATATATTGTTAGTGATTATATAATAAATACTGTAGATATATATAATTATATAATAGTAAGTGAATGGGACTTAAAATATGTGAAACTAAATGATTATATTAAGTTTGAACTACCAACAAATTTTATATATGATAAAAATAATTATTATAAACTTAATGATGTGTTTATTAATTTTGATAAAATTGGAGACATTATTAATGATAATATATTAAAAGAAGATAAATTAGTATTAAAACAAATATACACCGATAAAAATGTTATTATTACTGATATAAATAATAATAATAATTATGAAATAGAATTATTTAATTCTATTGATAACTTTAGCATAAATGATAATGTTTTTTTATACCCTTATGAATTGTTTGATTATTACATAGATGGTAAATCAATGACTTTCTTACATTTATATAATGTTGAAATTTCTATAAATGAAATAAAAAAAATCGATAATATTGATAATGTAATTGATATAATAATACCAAAAATATTTTATTTAATATCATTAAATATTAAACACACTTGCATATTATATAATTATAATATAGAAGACTATATGGATAATAAAATATATACAAATGGTATTATTTTTTCAGTAGAATCTGATATAATTAAAAAATACATTATAACAAACATTATCATAGCTTCGGAAGAATTTATTAATACAGAGAATGTATTTTTATATTCACCATTAATAAATTATACTTACATTAATATAAAGCACAATACTAATTTATTATTTGATATAAAGTACCATAAAAATTTAAATAATAAATATATAAATTTTTGTAGTAAAAAGATTACTACTTCTAATATATATAGTCTATATTTATTAGAATACAATAATGCAAATATTGAAAATAATGATATAAGCACACATAACTCAATGATGGAAAATATAAATTTTATTACTAATGAAATTAAAAATATCATACCACCTAAATGGACAGATGTATTTAATTTTTTTAAATATATACAATTATATTTTGATGACCAGTTGATAGAAGAATTGAACAGTGATGTATACAAAATAAATTATAATTTATATTCTATGGAAAATAATAGAAAACAGTTAGATAAATTTAAAATAAATGCTAATGGCGATAGATGGCAATTTTATTTACCTTTGATATTTTGGTTTAATAGAGATTCAACATTATCTTTACCTTTATTATCTATGGTTAATACTAATATACGGTTAAAATATAATATTAACGACATAACTGATATATTAAATGTTGAAAATAATAAATTTGACAAAAATCCAGAATTTTTTATTACATTAATAAGCGATTTAATAACATTGGAAGAATCTGAAAGAAAATATTTTATAGAAAAATCACATAATTATATAATAAATAATTATGTTACATATCCCACTAAATATATTAATTCATATGAAAATAATATATATTATAAATTATCAGGTTTAGTAAAAGATATATATATGATTACCGAACTATCGGATTTATCGATTGATGAGAAATATACATCGGTTTGTGATTATAAATTTACTAAATATAAATATCATTTAAATAATTTAAATTTAATACCTAACGGAAATGATATAAATGATATATATATTATTAAAAATAATATCATTGAATATAATAATTATATAAACAGTACTGATAAATCATCATTTACTAGAATACACCAACTTATTAAAATATTCCATTCATACCCAATATGGAATGATGAATTATTAAAATATTTAATGTATTACGAAGATAAATATTTATCAGATAATTCTAATATAGAATACGCATTAACAACATATATTAAATATCAGTATGTTAATAAATTGATAGATGGAGACATAAATATATTAAAATCAATAAAAATGACGTGTGGTAATACTGATGTATTTACAAGTATAGATTCATTATATTTTAATTCAGTAATACCATATAATAAATTTAATAATTCTTTACCTGAAAATTTTTATGTATATACTTTTTCATTAAATCCATTAGATAATCAACCAAGCGGACATTTAAATTTTATTAATATAGATAATGTAATATTTTCATTATCATCAAATATAAATGATTATATATTAAAAATAATTACTAAGGATTATAATGTTATAAGAATTATGGGAGGTCAAGCTTCATTAGCATGGCTATAAAAAAATGAAAAATTATATATATATATAATTACAATAATTAGTTTTATTATTGTAATTATTATAAATATAACTATATAATTATTCTTATTATAGGATATAATTTACTAATATTTTCTATATTTTTAATATAGAAAACCCACATTATGTATAGATATTTATGTGAAAATTGTGGTAAATATTTTAGTAGAATAAGTCATTTAAAATATCATATAACTATAAAACATAAATGCATTAAACAATTGTATGATAAAAAGACATTTAATAAATCTCCATTAAGACCATTATACAAAACTTGTCGTATCGGTAATTATAATACAGTAAGACTAATAAACACATGTTTAGATATATCCAAATATAAAAAAATGATATCTCCTTTCTTTACAAATGGTAATTTTGAATTTTATATACAAAGTGAATATAAATTAGAATTACATTGTAATATTAATTGTAATAAATTATATAATTTTTGGAAAGTGTGTAAATATGACAAAAATACTTTATATAAAAATATAATAAACATTAATAAATATATTAATAAATATAATATTTCAACGATTAAGAAAAATATTAATAATATTACTAATTCATTATTATCGGCTATATATTTTTACATTATTAATTTATATTCAGGTTATGACTCATTTAAATATAAAAAGAAACAAATAAAATTATTGTTAAATTTGTTTAATTTAGAATTAAATGATATAAATTTATTATTTAGCGACTATACTAAAATTATATGCGATAATATAAATAATACAGAAAATTTATTATTTTTAAAAATCCCATACTTTATCGAAAATATTATTTTTGATCATATTTCATTATATAATATTATTAAAAATAACAATAATTGGATAATATTATGTAATGATACTGATTATATAAGAAAAATATATAATAATTTTAAAATATTTAAATGTAAAAGGAACACCATTCTTGTATTACCTATTAAAAATAGTTAATTTTATATTTTTTTTTGTGAAATAATTAGTTGGTGATAATTAGATGTGTTGTTATTACAATCGATTAAAATTTTATATATTATACATTACCTAAGTTAAATTTTTTGATATTTTTAAACTTTTTATGAAATTGACTATAATATATTATAATAAATTTAGTCATCTAGTGTTAATATTCCATTATGTATACTTATCAATCCATATTTTATAGCATACGCCTGAATTAATAGTGGGTTTTGGTAATTTATTATACTATTAAAAGTTAATTTTAAAAAAGAATTATTAATTTTACTAAAATTAACACTACCTGTTAAATCTATGTTTTTTGGATTTAATGAAAATGAATAAAGATAAATTCCTTTATCTTTATTATAAAAATCATAATGATGTTTTTGTATTTTAGAGTAATATTCTATTGAATCTATATCGGATACATTTATAGAATTTAAAACTATATTATTTTTTACTATTAACTCATCTTCATTAAATGGATATGCGCTATAATCAAAACATCTTTTTATTTTATTACACAATAATATAGTACGCCATACTATTAATTTTACTGGATTATATAAAGGTAAATTATATTGATTATTAATAGAATTAATTATTTTTTCTGGAATTGTTTGAATTAATGGAATAATATATTTCATATCCGATTTCAGGAATTGTTTTCTTTCCAAACTATCTAAATAAATATAATTTACTAACAAATAAGCATTTACTATGGAAGGTTTATTAAAAATAAAATAGTTTATATCTTTAATTATTTCTGAATTTTTAACAATATTAATTATAAAATTAATATTGTTATCATATACAATTAATTCTTTTTCTTCTGTTTCGTTTGTAGGAGCAATAAATTTACCTTTAATAGAATTATAATAAATAATTCTATTTATAATATCAAAATATACAAATGAACCTATTATAGTACTATTATTGTATTGTTGATATATAATATCCCCTTCTTTTAGCAAACAATATTTATTCTCTACATACATATAATACGACGGTAGTATAGAATAACAATTATCTATATCATTAAATTCTATATGTAATTTGATATCATTGTTATATAATGATATTAATGGTAATGTTAAAGATGTATCTAAACAAAACCAAAAAGATAATGGTATATATAATTTATATAATGATTTGGAAACAGTATACTCAGATAATTTATCAATATTTCCTATCATTTTATTAAAAGATTTTCTTATTCCATTGTTAATAGTAAGTTCATACCATATATTCAACCAATCACCGTAATGCCTATCTATAATATACCCCCCAATTTCTATTTCTATAAAGTTTATCATAGCTAACCCTATTTTATCGACCCATTTAAATTTTTTATAATTAGATATATTTTCCAATTGAATACCAGGTAATTCAATATATAATTGCATATTTCCTAATAAATCTGCATTTTTCCCAATATCAACTGTACACCTCATTCCAAAATCTGGTCTAGATTTAAAGAATTGTGGTACTTGTTCAATTGAATAATTTGAATATCTTTTATATGATATTTTAAAAAATGTTATTTCGGGATTATATGACATATAAAGATTTTCTTTACCTGTATTAACTAAATTTAATACACCTATACCCATATATATTAATAATAAATAATTATTTTTATATAACCAAATTGATTTTAGTTATATAAAAAATATAAGATTAAAAATATCAAAATATAATAATATTTTATGGTAAGTCCCACACATTATCATGTGGCTCCGAATCCGTTTGAACTGATTGAGGTGTTCCCGGTTTCTTTGTTTTATGTTGATTTTTTATATTTATTCTTAAAGCAGTACCGAAAACACCATTTGATGAAGCAACAAGATTGTCGATTATCTTCATATTATAATTTTGATGTTTATTTACTTTAATATGTCGTTCTTTATATTTATCAACAATTTCACCCAATCCTTGTATTGTAAAAGTCTCCTCTTCTTCATCCAATCCTAATGAAATTCTATCAGTGTATTTTTTTAAATAAAGATAAGCCGTATCGAGTTGATTTTCTGCATTTTTTAATTTATCTATACAATCATTAATGGAATTAATTGAATCTGGATCCAACGATTTGTTATGGCTTTTTAATTTTTTTATATAACCATCAAATTCAGATTTAAATATACCATGCAGGCAAAAAACTCCACGATGGCATTTATTTACATCTTGTAATACATCATTAATATTTTTGTTGTATTTGTCATAATTGGACCCCCCTAACTGAACCATAACAGAAGGTACTTTATTAATATATTTAGATAATGCTAAAATAGCCCCTGACATAATACTATTATTGTCTCGTTTTGTATAGCCATTATTTTCAGGTATACCTAATGTATCATTCTTTATATTCCAATGCCCACCTTTATAATTTTTATTTAAAATAGCTAAATTAGAATTAACCCTATTTACAAGTTTTTCAACATAACCACATAATTTACTATTATTTTTAATTTTGTCATATTCTTCTAATGTTAATACAGATGGATTTTTTTCTGTTTCTTCTTTTAATTTTGATAACCATTCATTTACCGATTTAATAACTATTACTTTCTCCTTATTTATTATTAATTTTTTTTGGTCAAATCCAAAAGATCTTAATATTTGTAATAGTCTAGTGGGTAAAATTTGTTTAATATCATCGTTCACACTATTCCAAAAATTAGGTTTAGTTAACCATATTTTACATTTTTTAAAATTTTCCATTGGGTTTTGTTCCGGAGTGTCGGAAGTTCTGATACATTCACTAAAAAACTGCCCACATTCCTCATTCGTACCTGTAAAAAATGTATTGTTGCAAGTCGTAAGGTTTTCTTTCCCCAACATATCATTGAAATAGTCTGTAAGTGGTTCTAATTCTACATAGTTACCTTTTTCTCTGTTGGTAATCATAACAAGATCTAAATTAGGGGGTTTTCTTACTATTTGATTTCTGTCTTCTAATCGTGTTAGTTCTATAGCGTTTGATGAAGTAATCAAATTTAATGGCTTTATATTTTTTTTAAGCTTCAGAAACCTTTGTGTAGTATTCTTAAATAGCTCTTGATTTGTTTTTTTCGAAAGATTTTTATTAAATTGTATTTTTTTGGATGAATGATCGAATATTATTTTAAAATAAAATTTCAAATAATCATTTAATCGTGTATTATAATTTGGTGAATATTTTATAATTTCTTTAACATATGGTATAGTAGATAGTTTTGCTAAATCAATAAATTTCTTATGTATGTTATACATATTAAAAGTATCGGGTACAATAAGCAAATATCCAAACTCATTAAAATTAGTATTAGATGGCAGGTTAGTAACATCACCAATACCACTGTCGGGAAATACCATACTAATAATTTTTTCCATTTTTGAATTAACTCCATTAGTTCCATCAAATTCAAAACAATCATTAATATCTTTTAACCCCCCTGGTTCGTCTGCATTAGATAATATATAATATTCATTTTTTCCAGTATCGATATCTTTAAATGTAAAATAATTATTATTATTAATGTTAATACTAGATTTACATTCAGAATTATACGTTTTAGGATTTGTTAATAAACCTTTCATTTCCTTTGATATATGACAAAAATAATTATAATTGTTATTTTTTACTAAATTCAATGAATCAAAGGTTGTTTTATTAAAATTTGATAATAATAGTTTATAATCTTTAATATTATTAGTCATTTTATGTAAACACTTATTAATTAAATCTTTAATACCATTACGATTGATTTCCTCTCCGATATAATCAATGGTATTAATCATAGGAAATTTATTTGTACTAACATAACCATATATTATCTTAGCTTTTAAATGAAGTTTATCATATACTTTCGAATCAATAACCTCCTTAATTTTTGGTTCGGGTAGTTCGATAAACTTGTTTAAAGACTTAATAAAATTTTTTATTCCATCAACTTGTCTAAAACTTAAAATTTTATATATGTGCGCCAATTCACAATTACCGATGTTATTATATGATGTCATAGATAGTAAACTTTTATCAATATTTAATAATATACTATATTTAAGCAAAGCCCTCATAACAACATAGTATAAAGTATTAGGAATATTTTTAAATCTTTCAATATCTATATCCATATTATATAATATACCGGTCGTGATAATATCGTAATAATTACCAAATGAATGGGCATTTAAAATATCAATACAATTCTTTATATATAATATATTGCTATCTTTGTTTGCAATTATATCATAAATCATACTAAGAGATTTTCTAACACGTTCTAAATTAACAATAGATGAACCCAGGTTATTATTATTCAATACCGTTTCTATATATTCTTCAATTACAACAGGTGCACTATTATAAATATTAATTACTAATGAATCATAATGTATATCGGGATGTATATCTTGGCTTTGTATTTTTTTACATTCATATAAATCATAATCTGTGATATTATCTACTAGCTTCTTAAAATCGTCGGGATTGGTATTACGGTTGTTAATATTTTTGTTAATACTTATATAATTATTATTAACTTCCTTAATAAACAAGTCATCAATTATTATAGGTGTTATTAACTGTGTGGGGTATGATATAATAGTTTCATTAAAAGTTCCGTTGATACCATCCTTGTTAGTATCTATATCCATTAACTTTAACTTATCTAGTGTAGCTGTATTATATAATATTTGAATTTTAGCTTCTATTACTGTAAACGATTCCAAAAACATCGCAATATCACGTACAATACGTTTTCTTCTATTTATATCTATTCTGCTTGCCGTACCCCCAGTGGCATAACTAGTGTTTATGCCAGTAAAGATCTCGTTCATTGTTCTTATTTTTTGATATTTATTTCTAAGTATGTTCTTATAAGTATTTTCATAATTTCCTCCATCTAGTAAATCCGGTAAAGCCTCATTGATTCCTTCATCATTTACCGCATCCCTTCGAAATTTTTGCCAAGCTATATTAAGCATAAGATTCTCACCACCAGCAGGTACAAAGGGAGTGGCGTCTGGAACGATAGGGGCGTCTAAATCAGTATAAGTATCTTTACATTGTCTATTATTTTCATCATGAATATTTTTAAATATATCGTTAAGTCTTTTGAATTTTCTATTAACTTCTTGCTCTGCAGGAGTTAGAGCAGCGCCAACAACTGGATTCCCCAATAATATATTATAATCATTATCATGAAATTCAGTGAGTTTAGAAACCACATTTATTATTACTTCAGAATAATCATGCATTATTTCCTTACACTCATCCATTTTCTTTATATGTTCATCCATATACTTTTTATGTGTATTAATTTGGGTATCGTCACCATATAAATAAATAGTAGTCATATACCTATTTAAAAGATCATTTTGCTGCTTAAGTAAAATATACGGTTTTTTATAATCTTTTATAATATTACCACTTAATATTATCTCTAGTACCTTAAGTGTATATTCTAAGTTATCTGCCGAGGGAATAGCCTTAATTGCCTTAATACCGGCGATGAGTATTTCTATATATCGGTCGATATTATTTTTCATATTATCGTTCATACAATTATCTAAATTTTCAATAAGATTTTTAATAAAATTTTTATCCCGCTCTACAATCCTATTATTTATTATATTAGGTGATATGCGTAATTTTTCATTTATTGTTCTATTTTTAATGAATAACCGTATGAGGTTTGTTATATTATTGACGGTATTTTCTGGCAATTGATTATCTGGTGGGGCACGTGGATCATTTTGAAAATTAAATGTCGTTGGTATTACTAAGGATCCTGTTCCTCTTAGAAAAGTGGAAATATCCGCTGCCCAATTTATATCCCCTCGTAAATAGGATACTTTTGGATCGGTATGAACAAACTCTTTATATTCCTGAAGTATATCAATATTCTCGGCATCCTTAGGAAGTCTTAGTTGTCCCGAAACAGGATCTCTTGAAAATAACCCTCTTATAATCGGATCATCGTAATTTAAATAATCGATACTATTATTAATAGTTAATTCATCACTATATAGCTTTCGGATGTTATAATTATTAAGAAACAATATTAAATCATTTAAAATATTTAAATGCATTTCGTTTTTTTTAACATCATCCATAACATTAATTATCGAATTGATGTGGTTATCTATAAATATGGCCAGTTTTTCCCATATTTCTTTATTTAAATGAGAACGAGAATGCCCCGATAAAACAGGTCCTATTTCTTGGAGATGAATAAATAGGTCATTGGAAGCACTAGAAACATTATGAGTAACCGCAGCAGCAACCTCAGTAACAATTGAATTAACGGCAGCGCGTATTTCGGCTTCAGTAGTCGGAGCAGCCGCATCAAGAACAGCAGCGGCTGTTCTTGCGGCTGCTATTGCATTCGTTACTTCGATTATGTCGCGCGGAACTAGAAAAGCACGAGCAGCAGTAAAAGCAGGAGAACCAAGAGTAGTAAAAACTCTTTCGGCAACGGCTTTAGCCTTTGTTAAAATATCTAGAGTATTAGGACCCCCGACAGAATTAGCAGCATTAGCGGCAGCAACAGCCCTCGCAACAGCTAGGCCAGCCGCAAAGACTACAGAATTAGCAATAAGGGTGAGTTCAGTATTATTAATAATATTAATACCAAAACCATTAGCAGTAATAGCAGGAATAGCAAAATCGATAGCAGCAGCCGCTGCATCCGCAACCGCAGATGCAGCAGAAGCACCAGCGGCCACAACAGCCGCTACAGCCGCCTGAGTCGCAGCGGTACCACTGGCAGTAAAAGCCGCATTAGCAGCAATAACCTCAGCATTATTATTCCGTGCCCCCGCCACAGCAGTTATAACAGTAGTCTTAAGGGTGGTACAATTATTAATTAATGTTGCCATATCGTTGGAAATAGATAAATTACAGTATGAGTTAAAAATATTTTTAAGAGTTTTATAAGAACTAGTTTTAGCTTGTTTAAAACCGCTGTCATCTATAACTGTATTTGATTGGGGTTTTTCATTTTTACACTCTATGCTTATATTTAGTAAAGTGCTATTAAGAACTGAATAATTATAAACATCTTTAATATCCTTAATATCGATATTTTTACCATATCGTTTATAACATATTTTATTTAATAATTCTAACTCGTTGTTACTTTGATTATATAATTTTTTAACGACCTTTTCAAAAGTACATTTATGTTTATATTCAATATATCCTCGAGATCTGATATCTTTCATAAATAACGATATTCCGTAAATTCTTCTTAGATTACATGTATGTTGTATAGAATAATAATTATCATCATTCATATCGTCTGGATAATATAATTTAACACGATCATAATATTGCTGTTGCGAATTAATAGATGGTATTGATAAAGTACCTCGTAAGTTTTGGCGCACCTCCTCATAATTGTTTTCAGCTATCTTATTAAAATTACTAGTTAGATTAAAATTACTAGTTTGTACTGAATCATAAGTAGCAAGATATTCTTTAGATGGATGATTATTATTATTAAATATGGAACTATCTACATGTCCACTATATAATAAATCCACACTCCCTAATGTTTTAATATACTGTTCAGCACTCAATCTAGTATTTTTTGTTGTTTGTAATGTCTTATAGATACTGTTTTTTAGTTTAAATTTACTAAAAATATCTATAAAATTTTCATATGTGGAATTTTTTAATATATGTAAACAATCCATAAACTCTAATGTAAAACCATTGAAATGACCTATGGTTTTAATATTACTGGATATCTGTTCAGAATTAAATAAATAGCTACAATAATTAAAGCCTTTTAAAAAACAATCATTAGTAAATTCGATACGATCGTTTTTTCCAGTTCTTTTTTCTTGTAATAACTTTTTATTACATATACTCGTATCTTTTGATGGATTATTAAAATCACACAATTTATTATCAAATATATCCTGTTTAGATTTCGTAAATTCATCATTATACTTATTTAATATAGACAAAAAATTATTTTGTTTATCATTATTTTTTATGTTTATTAGAAATATATCTAATTCAAAATTATGATAATTTAAATCATCGCCTAGACTATCATAAACATTATTCTTAAATAACCCACCGATATTACACATAATACTCGAGTGTTCCTTATCCCTTACTCCATTAACTCTGTTATTCTTATTATATGTAGTATATACAATTTCTAATATATTTTTTAATAAACACAACATCGGTGAATTATCTAATTTATTCATTCCATTTTCAAGATTTTTTCGAATATTTTCAATCCAACCATTACTTCTTACGTCCGTTTCATTAACTTTAACATTATTTGAATTTAATAATTCATGGCAATATTTCATAATATTATCAATATATATATGTTTATTGTGATTACCTGCTTCCTTACGGGTTAATCTATTATTAGTTATCGTGTCCTTATCGCTTCCATCATAATCTCGTAATATCATTATTAAATTAATAATATCATTTATATGGCTTCTAACAAGTAACTTATCGCAATCATCGGGTCCGGTTAAATTAAATTTATACTCGATTTTTTCAATTTTATCAGCATTTGTTATATCGATATAACAAACAGCACATAATAATTCATAATAATTTTTAACATTAGTTTCTAAAAATAAATTAAAAATATCAATAGCCGGGATAAATTTAATATTCTGCATAGAATCTAACTTATCGTGATCAGTTATAAATCTATAATTACAAATTTCATTTTCATCATTTGGATTAATACCAAAACGAGCTATTTTATCGTATATACCTCTAATAATATACATTGTTGGTGTTTCGGGATTTTTAAATTTTAGTAATAATTTCTTAAAATCAAGGGAAATTTTTCCATTATTTTTTTGAAAATCAAATGCTAAATAAAATATATAAGAGACCCATTCATAATGTGCATCTTTATGTTTGATATTTTCCATTTTATCAATAAAATACTTAGGTTCTAATTCACACATGGATATATCGGTTTTATTTGTCTGTTCGCATCGTAAATTTAATCGTAAGTTTAAAAAATTATCATTTTTATTACATAAATAATCCAGCATTAACTTAATTCTTTGATCGTTTGGATTTCCAAAATATGACATAGCTTCATTCCATCTGTCATGTTTTATATATGGTTCTATTGAATCATTAGAAAAAGAAATATCGGCCTTATTCAATGTACCAATCGATCCATCATTTCTAAATGAAAAATTAAGATTTTGTTTCTCATAAATATAAGTAAATGATTTAATATCGCATTGTTCTTTAAGTTTATTAAGAGTAGGTTCAAGTAATGCCCCTGAATTCAACCAGTTTATACCATCTTTAGATAAAAACCATTGTTTTAAAAACATAACATTACCACCACTATTAATTTTGTTAGAAATATGAATTATCCAATTTTTGTTATATGCATCATATGGATATAAATACCCTTTATCTTCTGCATTGCGGTATTTTGATAAATAAAAATATGTTTCGTCATCTTTAGCGTTGCCTAAACCATTATTAAAACCTCCTTTTTGTGATTTTCCTGAGTAGTAATACCTATCCGATTTGATATCTGAATAAGTTTTAGTTAAATTACTTAAATCTCGCATATATTATATTATATAAAAAAAATATATAATATTTTTTTATATAATATATTTTTTGATGTTATATAATATATTTTTTGATGTTATATAATATATTTTTTGATGTTATATAATATATTTAAATATATTATATATTTTTTGATGTTTATTCATCACGGTCCAATTCACAAAAAAAATTACAAATTTCAAAAAAAAATAACTTTATGTAAAAACAACTATAAAAGTACCACTAAGTGGCGTGATGACATTTGATTTGTTAGATTAATTTATTTATATTGTAATAATAATATAAATAAATTAATCTAATATATAAGTTGCCGTCATTTATGTTATTTTATAACCTCTTGTAAAATCTTCCAGGTATACAATTATTTTTTAGTTGAGATTCAACTATTTTAATCATATTGTTTACCGCATTTTCATCTCTATTTATACAACGAAATGTTTATTTAATTGATTGTTTTATTCCATTATAGATGTTTTCTCTTGCAGTGATTTACAATTGTTTTTGAATAAAGTCAAATTTTTCGACATTTGTATTTTTTTGTCAAATCTTACTGTAAAGATATATTAATATATTTTTTTATAGTTATGGAAAAATCTATAAATTTTTTAGAGTTAAAATATAATTTATACGAACTGTTAAATATTAATATATTTGATACCGATGAGATAATTAAAAAAAATTTTAATAAAATAGTTAAAAAATTTCACCCTGATAAAAATTCAAACACTGAAATAGATATATATAATCATATAATATTATCTAAAAAAATATTATTAGATAATAATTTAAGACAACAATATAACAATTTTATAAATAAAAAAGAATTTAATGATTTAAAAATCGGATACAAAAATCATATCGATACTACTACTAATTATACTATATCTTATTTTGATAAAGAAATTGAATTAAATAAAATTCATGGTTACGATAATGATAAAAATAAAATAAACGTCATTAAAGAATATGATAATGTTATTATAAATAGAACTATTAATATTGATATTAAAAAGTTAAATTGCGAAAATTCAGATGATTTTAATAATAAGTTTATAGAACATAAAGAAAAAAGTAGTATTATTAATACAATAACAGATATTCAGATATATCAACCCAATCTGGGTAATTATGCAAATATAAATGATATACATAAATTATATGTAAATGGACCAGTTCAAACTGAATTATTCACAAGTTTGGAAAAAGCCTTTACTATTTGATATTACTGTCGAATTTGGACATAGATATAATAAAAAAATGATTTTAATATTATTTAAAGTTAATAAATGAATAATTATAATAAATAATGAAAAATGTTTCAGATGTTGATAAATATAGTAAAATGACCCAAAGGGAACATATATTAGCTAGACCAGACACTTATATTGGGGATATTGAACCAACGAATGAACTTATGTATATTTATAATAATGATAAAATTATACAAGAAAAAATAACATATACTCCTGGGTTTTATAAAATATTTGATGAAATTATAATAAATGCGAGAGATGCATCAGTTAATGACAAGTCATGTAATAAAATAGATATAGAATATAATTCAGAACAAGGATATATAAAAGTACATAATAATGGAGATATAGGTATCCCCGTAGAAATTAAACCAGAATATAATATCATGGTTCCTACTATGATATTCGGAGAATTATTGACTAGTTCTAATTACGACGATACTGATAATAGAACTACTGGTGGTAGAAATGGTCTTGGTAGTAAATGTATTGATGAAAATACTATTTTATATAATTATATTAACGGTAATAGGATAGTTGCAAAAAATATTAAAATAGGTGATAAAATAATAGGAGATGATGGAACATGTAGAACTGTACTAAACATTATTAAAGGAATGGGTCCGATGTATGAAATAACTCAAAATAATGCATCTAAATATATAGTTAATGAAGATCATATATTAACATTATGTATACCGCTTCATAAAAAAATAACTATAACATCTAAGGGATTGGAAATATTTTGGTGGTCTAGAGAATTAAAATGTATATTATCGTCTATATTTAATTTAGATGATTTTTATGAAAATATTAAAAAAATTATTGAATTTAAGAAAAAAATAAATAATGATAATATTATTGATATAAATATTAATGATTATTTGAATTTATCCAGAGCAGATAAAAAAATGTTAGAAGGAATAAAAGGAAAATGTGTAATTTGGGACGAAATTATTACTAATATTAATCCTTATAAAAAAGGATTAAACATAGGAAATAATATTTACAATTATTTAAATATACCAAATGAATATATTATTAATAGTAAAATAAGAAGAGTATTATTATTAAGTGGTATATTGAATGCAGTTAAGTATTCAAATAATAATTATTTTATAATTATTAACGAATCAATGAAAAATATAATATCTTTTTTAATAGAATCATTGGGGTTAACCTGTAATATTGTTATTACAGAGTTTATGGAATATAAAATATATTATTCAAACTTAAAATTTTTAATGAAATGTAAAAATCTTAATTTTGACATAAATACCTTAGATTTAGATAAATTAAATACAACCGGTAACCTTTCTATAAAAGAATACAAAAATGGTAATTATATAGGTATTGATATAGATAAAAATAATAGATTTGTTATAAATGATTTTACAGTAACTCATAATTGTGCAAATATTTTTTCTACGAAATTTATAGTTAATATAGATGATTTTAAAAGAAAAAAAAGATTTGAACAAATTTGGGAAAATAATATGTTAATAGTAAATAAAGAAGAAATAAGTAAACTTCCTGATAAAACAAAAAATTCTATAACTATTACATATTATCCCGATATTAAAAGATTTGGGATGGATTGTTTAAATAAAAATATATGTGATTTATTTTATAAAAGAGCTTTTGATATAGCTGCTATAACTAATAAAGTAAATATAACATTTAATGGAAATGTTATAAAAATTAAAGATTTTAAGGAATATATTAAATTATATGATAACGAATCAACTATATTTTACGATTCTATAGAAAACTGGAACGTGGGTGTAATTTATAATATTAGCGATAAACATTTACCAGGTGAAGTTATAAGTTTTGTTAATGGTATTAATACATATAAGGGTGGGACTCACTGTAATTATGTTATTGATTCTATTATAAAGTATTTATCAGAAATACTTAAAAAAAAGGATAAAAATTTTAAATTAAACTCACAGTCGATAAAAAATAATTTTGTTTTTTTTATTAATTGTGAAATAATAAATCCATCTTTTTCATCTCAAACAAAAGATACATTGACTACTAAATCTGATAAATTTGGATCAATATATAAACCAACTGAACAATTTTTGACAAAACTTTCAAAATGTGGAATAATAAATCAAATGTTAGAATTATCAAAATTCAAAGAATCTAAATCATTAATTAAAACAGATGGTAAAAAACAAATTAAAATATTCGGAATACCAAAATTAGAAGATGCTAATAAAGCAGGGTCTAAGGATTCTGGTAAATGTACTTTAATATTAACTGAAGGAGATTCTGCTAAAGCCACCGCAATGGCTGGGATATCAATTATAGGCAGAGACTATTATGGAGTATTTCCATTAAAAGGGAAATTATTAAATACTCGAGATGCACCAGCATTACAGCTAGCGGGAAATGAAGAAATAAAACATCTAAAAACAATTATTGGACTAAAACAAAATGAAGATTATTCTAATATTGAAAAATTTAAGTCTCTTAGATATGGTCATATATTATTATTAACTGATTCGGACGTAGATGGATCTCATATCAAGGGATTAGTTATTAATATGTTTCATTCTTTATGGCCTTCGTTAATAAAATATGGAGATTTTATACAAAGTTTAACCACACCTATAATAAAATGTACAAATAATAAAAAAATAATTCCATTTTATACATTAACCGAATATAATAATTGGAAATTAAATAATAATTGTAATGGTTTTAAAATAAAATATTACAAGGGATTAGGTACGTCAACATCGGCCGAAGCAAAAGAATATTTTACTGATATAAATGATAAAATAATAAATTATTCATATACCGATAAAACAGATGATTCCATAGTATTAGCTTTCGATAAATCTAATAGCGATAATAGAAAAAGTTGGTTGTTATTATATGATAATAATAAAATTTTAGAATATGATAAAAAAAATATAACATATTCCGAATTCATCGATTTGGAATTAATTCATTTTTCAAATCAAGACAATATAAGGTCATTGCCTTCTGCAATTGATGGGTTAAAACCGTCTCATAGAAAAATATTATATGGTTCTTTTTTACGAGGTTTGGATAAAGATGAAATTAAAGTGTCCCAGTTAGCTGGATTTGTTTCAGATAAAGCAGCTTATCATCATGGAGAAGCTTCCTTGAATTCTGCAATAGTTGGTATGGCGCAAAATTTCACAGGATCTAATAATATAAATATATTAAAACCAGTAGGGCAATTTGGAACTAAAATGAAAGGTGGAAAAGATTGCGCATCCCCAAGATATATATGCACAATGTTTGATGATTTAACAACATCTATATTTATTCCATCCGATAATCCTATATTAATTAATCAAACCGATGATGGTATTCCAATCGAACCATTGTATTATATACCTATAATTCCAATGATATTGGTGAATGGAACAGAAGGTATAGGAACTGGATTTTCCACAAAAGTTCCTTCATATAATCCTATAGATATTTTTAAGAATATTAAAAATATAATTAATGGTAAGAAACTTAATAAAATGATACCTTGGTGGAAAAATTTTAAAGGGACTGTTGTGGAAATTGAAGAGTCTGTTTATGAAATAAAAGGTGTTTGGAAAATTACAGGAAATAAACTTATTATTACGGAATTACCTGTATTTGAATGGACTTCAAATTATAAAGAATTTTTAGAAAAATTAATAGAAACTAAAAAAAAACAAATTCCATTATTGAGTTATAGTGATAATAACACTGACACTGAAATATCATTTGAATTGGTATTTGATAACAATTATTTAAGCAATGATATCGATATATCTAAAATATTTCATTTATCTAAAAAATTATCAATATCGAATATGCATTTATATGATATTAATAATAAACTTAAAAAATATATTAATACAGATGAGATTATAACCGATTTTTATAATATTAGACTTGAGTTATATGAAAAAAGAAAAGAATATCAATTACGTATATTAAAATACCAATTAGATATTTTGAATAATAAAACAAATTTTATATTAAATATTATTGAAAAAAAGATTGACATAAATAATAAACCTAAAAAAGATATTGAAGAAATATTAGATAATAATAATTTTACTAAATTAGGAAAATCTCATGATGATGATATTAAAAATTATGAATATTTATTAACAATGCCTATTTATAATGTATCTAAAGAAAAATTAGACGATTTATTAAGTAAACGAGATCATAAAATAACTGAATTGTCTTTATTGGAAAAAAAAACAATAAATGAAATATGGGTAGAAGAATTAGATATTTTAGAAAAAAAATATAAAACATGGAACAATACATAAATATTACAGTCAATCGTATTGAATATAGAATAATATGGCCGAAACATTTGAATGTCCTAATTGTAATATAATAAATGAAATGCATAAAGTACTAACTGTTACATCAAAGAGACAAATAATTTGTATTGATTGTAAATATAAAATCAAAGAAAAAAAAAAGTATATATTGAAATGCGGTCATACAATATGTAATAAATGCTTTGACTATAATATACAATTAAGTTTAATAAAAAATATTGAATTATATAATGGAAAAAAACATCACATGATGATTTAAATTTCAAATGGATAAAAATGATAAATCGTTTATAATTTATATTATAAATAAAAAAAAATGAATATATAAATATATTATAATATTATAATATTATAATATAGAATAATATGGCCGAAACATTTGAATGTCCTAATTGTAATATAATAAATGAAATGCATAAAGTACTAACTGTTACATCAAAGAGACAAATAATTTGTATTGATTGTAAATATAAAATCAAAGAAAAAAAAAAGTATATATTGAAATGCGGTCATACAATATGTAATAAATGCTTTGACTATAATATACAATTAAGTTTAATAAAAAATATTGAATTATATAATGGAAAAAAACATCACATGATGATTTAAATTTCAAATGGATAAAAATGATAAATCGTTTATAATTTATATTATAAATAAAAAAAATGAATATATAATTATATTATAATATATTAATATTATAATATAATATGTATCATAACATATTATCCACTATATCTTGTCATGGTGTATTAACAAATATTTTAATATTAAATATTATTAAAGATTTCATATCGTTTAATAATTATAATAATTTAATATCATCAACCAAACAAATGAGAAACAATTCACCAATCTTTATAAATTTAAACAGAAAATTTACAAAAAAATATTTATTATATAAATTATTCCGTGATAGTATAAATAATAGATTATTTAATCCTAATATACAACTAGGATTAAATATTCATACTATTGGCGATAATGATATATTATTATGCGAAGACAACAATGAAGAAAATAATGAAATTGATAAATACGTAAAAGATAAATATTATGTTGAATGTTTTTTATTAACTATTAAAAGTTCATCTAATATAAATATGGATTGTTTTATAAATTTATCAAAACTTATATTAGATAACTGCGATGGCATAGAAACATTACCTGAATTTAATAAACTAAAGGAATTATCTATTATCAATTGCAATAGTATTAAAAGTATTAATGCAAAATCTTTAAATAAATTATCATTAATAAATAACGGTAATATATCGGATATATCATCATTAACAAAAATAGAATATATGGTAATAAGTAATTGTAATAAACTAAATAATTTTGCATCTATTAAATATAAATGTAAAGAAGTATTATTTCATAATATAAAATATAAAAAATTAGATATATCTCATTCTAAATTAATTATGTTGGTGGGTTGTGAACTTAACTATTCTCAATTATATAATAAAACTACGTTAATTATATTGGATAAATTAAATATTAAATTAATTAACAGCTTATTTAATTCTTTTATTATATCTAACATAAAGTATTTATAAGTGGACTTTATAAAAGATATATATAAAGTACTATAATATATATATATATATATTATAGTATGAATAATGTAAAATGTCCATGTTGTCGAATTTTTATTCCAAAATTTTCCAATACATTGTTACATAATATTAAAACACCTTTATTAGAAAATTGTATATTTTGTTTACAGCATTTAAGAGATACGAATAATCTTAATAGAATATTGGTTAGTTGTCCTGATTGTGGTATATTATATCACAAAACATGTGTAGACGATTATATAAATTATAACCAAACCAATAATACATTTAATATAAATTCAGTAAATACTACTCAATATAATAATAATATGGAATATTTCAGATTTAATATTAATAATGATTACCATTTATTTGATTCACATGATGAAAATATGGAGCCTTCTATAATAAATTCAACGAGTCTAATAGAATACCCTATATTTTTTAGAGAAATTCCTACGATTAACCAACCATCGTTACATAGAGAAAATACAGTTCCTAATTTAGTAAATCCAACAGGTGGCTTAATTAATCAGACGATTAACCAACCATCGTTACATAGAGAAAATACAGTTCCTAATTTAGTAAATCCAACAGGTGGCTTAATT